CCTTTCAACGCAGCCTTACTTGTTTCAAGTAAGCATTCATATACTCTCCTCTTTACATCATCATGTGTCATAAACAGCCATTCTGTAATGTATGAGGATTGCACCATACTTCTTTCTACTCCACCTACTGTCTCTCTATTGCTTACCTGACCTTCCCTTTGTTTAGTAATACCAGCAACCTCAGTCATCTCCATCTTTATGAACTCAAGAAGGTTTATATACTGCTGTATCTGGTTACCGTCAGATGTAGGAATTGCTCCTGTAGATGCATTATTCAGGGCACCTGCGATTTTTCCTGTGGCTGCACCTAGGTTACCTTCTTTGAAGCTATCCTCAACTGCAACACCCATAGTCTTTGCATAGTACAACCACTTCTCTACATCCCAACCCTTAGGCTTTTTGGCAAAGTCAAGTCTTAATAATGTTCCCCAGTTCCTTGCCAGTAGCTTATTAAGCCTGTCATGTATAACATCATACATGTAATTATATGGCTTCATCATATCTACCAAGCTAAAGGGCCTGTTGTCATTCAGATTATAAATTGAGCCTATGATTCCAAAATGGCACCTTGAAGGGTTACTGAGTCTATTGTATTGAACTACTCTTGGCCTCATATTGACATATATGTCAGTACCAATCTTTGTTCCTTCCCAAGCCTCGTTTATGTAAAATATCTGCTCTTCTTCACCAGCATCCTTATCTACTACATAGGTCTCAGGATAGAAGTTAAATATCTCTTCACCTGTTTGAGGGTCATATCTTTTTATCTTCTTTATTCTCCTTCTTGACTTCCAATATACTCTAAGTACCCTGATATTTCCAGCAACATCAAAGGGTAATAAGGAATTGGCTATGCCATCATATCCTCCTAAGGGGTCCCAAAAGAATCCTTCTGCTTCAGTATCTATTTCATCCCCAATCATGTAGTTATTGACAAATCCATACCTTTCATCAACATTGCCCATAGAGTCTACAGCAGCCTGTCCTACATGGTCAGGTATCTTCTCTATGTACTCTATATCCTTCTTTGTCAATACGTCATAGAAAGTATCAATAACCCTGCCGGGACTCCAATAGTCCTCAATGATTATCATGTCAGCATCCTCAACCCTATTGCTATATCCTGACTTGAATATCCTAACCTTCATGGGATTCAACTTTTCAACAACTGGCTCTCCTCCTACTATGTCACATTGGTACATTTCCTCCCCTGTTGCCATTGCATCTATAAACCCTTGGTTGAGAATCAAGGGCAGATTCAACTCCTTCTTATAATGATTCAACAAGGCATTGGCTCTGATTTCTCTAATGTCCTGCCATTCATAGGTGTAATAGTCGCCTATTTTCTCAAGCTCCTTAGCAGCATCCTCTTCTGACTGATAAGAGGCTGAGACCCATTCTTGCAGTCTTTGTAGTAATTCCTGTTTCTTATTATTCTCTATCTCAGAGATGGCATTAGGATTAGTTATCACTACCCTGCAATCAAAAGCTCTTTTGCTCTCTTCCCCCCTCAGTACATTTAACTTACTGTTCATAATGGGATAATGTTGAATCCTGTTAGGTACAAAACTTGCCTGTATCTTTTCAGGATTCAATATCATCTCAAGGTCACTCATATGAAGCTTGCCATTAAGAAGGTCATATGCAATTTTTTTATGTATAACACTTTTCCTTACAAGATTATAATTAAAAAATGTCTTAGACTCAGCAAAGTCCAAATGCTTCTTTCTCCACCCCTTAGTCTTTTTATTAAAAGGCAGATTTTGAGGAGGCAATTGACAAAATTCACTCATACTTATATTTCCATTTATATCCCCCTGCCTTTTTAGTCTTTCCTTTCAGGCAGTGTACAATTGCTGACTTGGAAACACCAATCTCCTCAGAGGCTTCCTTAATTGAATTAAATTCTTTTATAAACTCTCCATCTAAATTAAATTGAAGTATTATTTTTCTATGTGCTAACAAGGTATTCTCACTTGGAGCTTTCCCAAATAAAGGACTATCTTTGCCTTTTCTAAGCCTATATTTAGCTAGCCAAGGCATATCTTTTGCATAATGACCAAGAGCCTTTCTTGTAGAAACTCTTTTCTCTATAGTTTCTTTTGATGGATGTTTGCCATACATGGAGGCTTTACTACCTACGTATTTTCTGAGCTTATTCTTAGTATATTCACTAACTGTTCCTACGCCTTGTCCACCATTAGATATATTGTAGCTTAGCCCTTTTCTCTTGTAATGTCTGATAAGATATTGTTCCAAAACAATTGCTCTATCTTTGGAGGTTTTACACAATATAATATGCTCAAAATTATTCCAGCCATACTTTAGAATAGCCCTATTCATAATTTCACATTTTATGTAGCCCTTTCCTTCTCTCCATCTATTATTAACAGCCATAGAAGTTATTCCTACATAGACTTTATTATTTGTCTTATTTATATGTAGGTATACTATGTACTTCTCTTCCATATACTTCAATCTAGTTACTTTGCAAAGTTAAATAAAAATATAATCCCATGCAAGTATATAAATAATTTATTAAGTGTCCATTCCCGTTTTACTAAATTTACTGACAAGGTCAAGGATGATAATTTCTCTTGAAGAATGGGTCTTCCCCATCATAGCTATTTTCAGCATTCTCTTGCCTGTCCCTACCTACATTACCTTGGTACTTTATCATTTTATCTTCTCTGAGGAGCATCAACATTCCCATAGCTGATATTCTATCAAAGTTACCCTCAGGGTTGTAGTTGATAAGCTCCTTTAATAGTGCCCTGTTTCTTACAGTAAACAGTCTTGGAACCATTACTTCCTTACTTTCTCCATCAATAGTCTGAATAACAGGAACTGGGGACAGTAACCAACTTCTCAACCTACTTCTTGCATAGGCATTTATGGCAGGTGAGGCATTAGTACCTTTACTCTTATTACCTATCCCGTCCTTCATCATTTGCTTCTCCTTCAAGAAATCCAACACATCTGTAAGCAGATAAAGGCTATTTCTTGTCGAGAAGTGGGAAAATAAGCCTTTCTTGTTATACTCGTAGTTCAGTCTGCCATTATAGAAGAGGCACAGTTTTCTGCAAATTTCATAGTAATCATCTGCAAAAGAAGGTCTTCCTGTGTACTCAGCTACTATTCTATCAGTCCACAAATCCAATACAAATATGGAACCTAATGACATAGTATTTGACTCATCATCATCATAAGGGTCAGCACCTAATATATACCTGTCATTGTAAGGTTTGTTGGTATTCTTATCAATCTCAGGCATCTGAAATATCTCGATAGCTCCCTCAATCTTATTGTCCTTATGTGGGAAATCTCTGATAGGCTGTGCAGAAGTAGGCTTATACTCCACTTGGCCATCCTTGCCAAATACCAAATCGCCTACATAGACATCATTATATTCTGTAGGATTGGAATCCAGTTGACCTATTCTTTCAGTCAAATCAGCTACAGGGAACATGTTTACACCTGTCTTCACAATAGCTTCAGCAGGTGTAATAGGAACCTCAGCAATAGTCTTGATAATAGTATTAGGGTCAGTAGAATTATACTTTACCCTGTATCTGTTCATAAGAATCTCAATCAGTGCCTTGATAATATCAGATACCCCATCTTCATTGTAGCATCCTTTTCTGTTTACATAACCGGGGAAGAAGAACACAAAATAAGGCTTACCCTGATTATACTTATCAAACACATTAGGTAAGGCATACATATTGTAACCCCTTGGATTATACATGATTTCTTGGGCACCAGCAAAGTCTGATTCATTATCACCAGCAGTACCTAACATATAGATTTGTCCAAAGATAATATCACCATCCTGTACTGAAGGTAACAATACATTATATAGGTCTACAAGTCTAGGGAAAGTACCAAACTCCTCGATAAGAATCTTGGCAGCTCTCTTACCTCTCAACTTAGATTCATCATCCTTAGATGATACACCTAAGACTGTATTCTGAGTGCCTCTTTCAATATCCAACTCCATATCCTTATACCCCATTGTCCAAGTCATTTCCTGTAAAGAGTTCTTTAATCTCTTTCTTGGGAACTGGGTATTAGTTGCACAGAAGTTAGCCATATCTACAAACTTGTTGAGTACACCATCCTTGGTAAGGTACTCCTTCTGATAAGCAGTTACTATACCCTTTACTTTCTCATGTGCATCCTTATTCTCACCCACTACAAATATGTGATTGAGAATTGATGCAAGACTATATGACTTACCTTTACCTCTGGATGCAAGCTCAGCCATGTGCTGACCTCCTTCAAAGTTGTTGTAAAGGCCACCATTTGATGCTTGGTCTAAGCAATGGAATCTCCAATATATACCTTCCCAGCACTCAGGTAATGACTCTACTCTATCTGCCCTCTTTGACTTCCTCTTTTTACCATCCTTATCTTTATACTCCCTAATCTTGGATAGCATCATAGGAGAATAATTAAGGAACCAATACAAATATCCTGTAACCCATTCTCCATCAGATTCCCTTACATATCCATCCCAAATCCTTCTTCTCTCTTCTCTTATCCACTTACCATATTCACTATTAGGATTGGCATTAGGTCTAAGGTTGGTAAATGTACCATACTTCTCATAATGTATAGCAGATGGCCTGAAGTAATCCATATTCTCAAGTATATGGGGATTGACTAAATCTACAATAATTCTACCCTTATCATCCCTTGGCCTGTCTTTGGCATATTCTCTTGTAGGACTTATCAGTCTCTTGACAAACTCTACATTATTTATAATATCAAATAATTGGTCCTGAACTTCCTGAGGAAGGCTATTAACCAATTCCTCAGTAAGCTCAGTCTGATATTTGTTCATTTTAATCCTCTGAAATTCCATTATATTCTCCCCTTATGACTTCATCATAGAATGATGAACCTACCCAATTAAACAACATTTCAGATAATGTAACACTCATATCCTTATTCACAGACTCTTCCTGACCAGTAAGAGACCTTACTGTATGCTTTAGTGTAAGTACCTCATATGTCTTGAAATCTTTGACAAACCAAACAGTATACTTATAAGTCTTCAAAACCTTAAAAGTACTATGTGGGATAATCTCTCTTTGCAAAACCAAATGGCCTGTAGTCTGAATGTCTAAAACTTCTCTTCTTCCCTTAATATGATTATTAAGTCCCTCTATAAAGTGTTCTAACATAATTATATTGCTAAGTCATCTTCAAATATTGTCTTCTCTCCTGAACCTCTCATCTTTCCTGAGTTTCTTATTTCTGAATTGAGGGCCTTTTCTGCTTCATCCAAGTCCTTGACAAGTGGAGTAATCTGCTTTACAATGCTGGTAATCTCCTTAAATTCCTTTACTTCAAGACTGTCAAAATCAATGCTCCTAAGCTTTGCCCTGAACTTATCAACCATGAATCTCGTGTCTTCAAGAAGTAAAGCGGAGATTGGCTTAAAGGACATGTAAAACTCCATAGCATCCTTTACTACTTTATCAGGCTCCCATTTGGGAGGCATACCTTCTCCCTCTTTAATAGCTTCCTTTCTCTCATCCTCATCAACAAGATATTGGTAATCACTTCTAGGGTCACAGAAAAAATATATAAATCCCAATTCTGCGATTGCCTTATCCTTGTTAACAGTCCTATCTCTTTGCCAAATTTGCTTGAATGGCTTTAGGGCAAGAGCTTCCTCAGATATTATTATCTTATATCCTTCGTATCTGAATAATTTTATCATAAAGTATTGGTAAAAAAAAAGAGTATCAGAATAGTATTCCTGATACTCTTTTGTATTATACAATTAGTCTTTTCTTGTCTGGTTGGATAATTGGAGATGGAGTAGGGTCAGGAACTTCTTCCCACTCCTCTACCACAAAGTCTATATCCCTGTCTTGAAGGAGTAGACATTGCTGTCCATCCATTTCAACAACATCAAAGTTGTATTTGATAACTGGATTATCAGTTACAATTCCATCTTTTAGTGTACCTTCTCTATGCTGTTTGACTGCATATCTTGTTGGGTTTATGCAAACCAAATCTCCAACCTTTATATTCCTTACTGAATCTCCCACTGCAAGAACAGTCTGGTATTCTTTTAACCCTCCTTGCTGTTTTGTGGTATCAATAAGTCCACCTTCAGTCACTACATCATGCTCATACTTGTTCATAGTAGTGATAAGTGCAGTGAACATTGGCTTTATTTTCTTAACCTTCAACATACTCAATAACTTTTATACCATATTCTACAGCACAAGAGTGCTCAATCTTACAACCTCTATATTTGTCCCAGTCTTTAGCAAAATATGCAGCATCTGCCACAGATAATAGCTCAATTGATTTACCCAAGAACCACAGAGGTCTTGCATCTACTGGTGCATCTTTGAAGAAGCTATCAATCACTTCCACATCATCATTGAGTACTGCCTTAGCCTCTTCCACAGCTTTGGCTCTTTCAGCTTCTATTTCTTCATTTGTCTTACCCTTCATGGGCTGACTAATAAACAATTTCTTCATCTCTTCTCCCTTAACTGTTTTATAATCTTAAACCTTTTCTTAACTCCCAACATTCTATCATAGGTACAAGTCAACTTACCTAATGAAGGAATATTAAAGTTTGTTTTCAACTTAGCAAAATCCTCCTCATCAATATCTTCCTTTAATGGCAAGGATTGTATGGATTGGTTAATGAATAACCAAAATGCCCTGTATGTTCTATCTACTAGCTTAGCAGGCAGGTTCAACTCACTGGAAACCTTACCAATTATATCAGAATATATCATTTTAACTCAAAGAGTAATAACAACTGGAAGGCATCATTATCTGCATTGATATTAGGGATGAATTTGGGATTTATCTTGCCATCTACTATGACTTTGTTCTTCCTTAATTTACCCAAAATTACTTGAAAGTGTGGAAGAGTAATATTACACTCTTCCCTCACCTTCTTCTTTGTATCCTCACTCATTGTAACCCTATCAAGTATTTCACTGTCCTTGATAACTTTACTGAGTTCATATCTTTGCTTCACAAAAGATGCAGCAACATCTATCTCTCTTTTGGTTAACTTATGAAAAGGTTCTAGGAACATGAGCCAATACCTGAAGAAGCTTTTGTCTAGAGAGCATGGTACTCTTGCTATATTATTAGGCTTCTCCATGATGATATTTACTTTTCTTCCTTACCTTCTTCCTTGGTGTCCTCCTCAGGAATCGCCATTATATTTTCAATTTCCTCTGTACACTTATTCAAGAAATCCGGCTTAAATGCGTGGCCATTTTCTACCACCTTAAATAAATAGTTAAGTCTTTGGAATGTATTCTCCAGATTAGATTTCTGAAGGCTCATGTACAACTGCTTAACTTGTTCACTCAATTGATGAGCCACATTCTCCAACTGTTCATAACTCATCTTAGATGGCTGTTCCTGCCTAAGTTCTTCCTTTTCTCCCATATCATTTTATATTTAATAGTTTTCCAAATATTTGTGTCCGTACCTGTTCCTGTAATTAGTCTCCCACTCTTCTATTGAGCACTCCCCAATATCAGTAGAGCCACACTCATCACAATAATCCGAATCCTTCATCCTAGGTACAAATCTCACCTTCAAGGATAAACAATGCTTGCAATATAGAACAGGCTCCTCATTATAGGTATTCTGCCCTTCTGTGTTTGAGTTGCTCATATATTGACTTCTTTACTTCATTCATTACTCTGCTGTGGTGCCCTTTCCTTCTGCTAGTATTAGCTCTGTTATTGAAAGGTCTCTTAGGACATATAGTGCCTGAAGGAGATACTAACCCTCTTCTTATGGCTCTCCTAATTGATTTAAACTTACCAACAGCTCTATAATCTCTTAAATTAAGAGTCTCTGTAAGTGGGTTCTCTACTGTAAGCGAGTCCTCTACTATATCTGCCTTGTTTCCCAGATACTTCTTGAACTCCTCCTCACTCATCAATGCTCTCTCTACTAAATTAAGCTTCTCCTCCATAATAGTATATTAATACATACTGACCTCTTTCCTCTAAGAGAGAGACTATATCTTCTCTTTTAATCCCTAAGGAATTGGCTTCCTTCACAATTCCCCTAAGATTATCAGCAGTCAAAGCATGCATAATCTGATGCACTTCTTGGCCCTCCTCTATCTTAGTCCTTGTCATTCTACTCTTTTCCATATCAATTTAAACTAGTTGCGGAGAAGTGAATCGAACACTTGGAGTCCAGCTTATGAGACTGGATTGAATACCAATTCTCTCCGCGATGTTAGAGTGGGATAACAGACTCGAACTGTCAAATTAACCTTGGAAGGGTTACATGTTACCATTACACTAATCCCACATTGAGTAGATAATCAGACTTGAACTGACCCCTTGACATTGGCAATGTCATATGCTACCGCTAACACCATATCTACAAGAGCCTAAGATTTGGGTAACTGGTACTTAGGCATTGCAAGTATCACCTTAACTTGCACCCCTAATCACCTACATCTACTGAACTCTAATTTTAGTTTCAGCTTTTTAATTTAAGTTGGCGCAGGTCAGCTCCTGCTAGATTTACCTAGTAGCATTAGGTGTTACTCTCTCACTGTAGGTAAGACAGCTTTTAGTAACTTGTGAGTCCCCTAAAGGATTTGAACCTTCTCTTCTTGTTTACAAGACAAGCTTGCTAACCATTAACACTAAGGGGACGGTGTCTTAATATGGTCTTATATCACATAAGTGGAACAAGTAATCATACTTGTTGATGTTCTGAATGAAAGTCTCACATTCTGAAGTAATACCCTTATAGATAACATCCTGTGGTATCTTAGCATAAAATGCTAAGGTGGCAGATTTAACCTCTGCTATAAATGTGTAAGCATTCAATGCATCACTTGAAGTGCCTTTGATAGCATTAGGCTGCATCTTACCTAGGATGCCCATGTAACCTTCTGCAAGACTATCTTGGTAGTCTGATAGGATTTCAAGGAACTCATCAAGATATACATGTATATTCTTTTTAGGAGCTGCCCAATGTAGATTCTTACATTTAGTCTTCCAACCTTCAATCTGATTCAAGAAATCTATGAATAGTTGTGAAGAACCGGATAACATATCCCTATCTGATTCTATTGGAGTAAATAAACTCTCTTCCTCAAACATATTCTCTTATTTTAATAATGCAAAGTTAAGTAAAACTTATGATATAACCAAGCATTTACTTAATTATTTTCAAATTATTTTTAGTACCCCCTAAGAGACTCGAACTCTTACCTTACTATTACTTCAGCATAGCTTCTAAGGCTATTGTGTCTACCTGTTCCACCAAAGGGGCATTAGGTGGGTACTCAAAGAATCGAACTTTATTCTTGAGATTTTCAGTCTCACGCAATGTCACCAGACCTGCCCAGTACCCAAATGACTTATTTGCATCTCTACCTGCATCACCTTCCATAAGTCAAGGACTTTGATTTCTATTGAAGTGGGGCAGAAAGGAATCAAACCTTAAATAGCACATGGCAGAGGATTTACAGTCCTCTTTAATTCATCACATTAAAGCTACCCCTAATTAGTTTACCTCCAAATGAAGGGTTATTCCGGTATTGGAATAGACCCTGTAGGAGTCATCATCTGACTCTTAGCAATGATTCTTACATAAACATTACCAGCTTTCTTAATAAAAGAAAGAACTCTTCTCATAACTGTAAAATTTGGAGTTAAACAATTATGTTTCCCCACTAGGAGTCGAACCTAGTTCCAGAGATTAAAGGTCTCTAGCATCACCACCAATGCTTTAGGGAAATGAGTGTTCCCACTGGGACTTGAACCCAGAGTCCACAGTTTAAGAGACTGTTGCTTTAACCAATTCAGCTATAGGAACATTAGTACTCACTAATGGATTTGAACCATTGACCTTGAATGTGTATTTATATTTTAATTAAACCTGCATGTATCTCTCTATGACAATTAGAGCAGACTAAAATACATTTATCAATTTCTGGTTTAAGAGTATCAAAAGACTTAGTTCCTCCACTAATAGTAAAATCTTTTTCTTCAGGATTTACATGATGAAATTCAAGGGCATTTATACATCTATTATATCCACATATTTGACATTTACCCCCTTTATAATCAACAAGCCTTTGTTTTATATTAACTCTATACTCTGAAGTATTTCTTACAGGTTTTATTTGTCTTTTAGGTCTATTCTTAAAGACAATAAATTTCCTTAATGCTTCATAAGATATATGAAGAGTTTTAGCAACAATTTTTATATTACCTATTTCATCATATAGTCTTTGAGCTTCTATTTTTCTATTTTCGCTTATCATAGTACTGGCAGAGGGGATTGAACCCACATGCAACCTATTACCCTTTCTACTGTGTATAAGACAGAGGGGATATGCCAGTATATTGAGGTGTTAGGAGAGACTTGAACCCATACCCTCCTGATTCGCAGTCAGGACTTCTAACCAATTAAAATACTAACACAGTTCTGATGAGTGGACTTGAACCACTAACTACTGCCTTATGAGAGCAGCCTTCTACCATTGAAGTACATCAGAATATAGTTGGCACACAAGGAATTGAACCTTGATTACTACCTTATCAGAGTAGCTTCCTGACCATTAGAAGATGTGCCAATAATGCAGATTCTAAAGGAATCGAACCCATAACTCTTCTTTTGGAGAGAAGTGTTTTGCCAATTAAACTAAGAACCTAGAATTTGCGAGGATAAAAAGAATCGAACTTTTATCTCTTGGTTAACAGCCAAGTGCATAGACCTTCCAGCTATATCCCCATTAGTTGCTCCTATAGGACTCGAACCTATGACCTTTTCCTTGTAAGGGAACTATTCTGAACCACTGAACTAAGGAGCATTGATAGGGCAGTTTCTTTAACCTCTAACTACCCAAAAGAGGGTTCAAGCAAAGCTTAGTATTATGAAAAACAAGAAAACAATGTGGAGCAGGTGGGACTCGAACCCAATCTTCCAGAGTGCAAATCTAGCGCATTATCCATTTATGCTACCTCCCCATTAATGATTAGTAGGGAATAAGAGACTCGAACTCTTGACCTCAGCATCCCAAATGCTGCATCCTAACCTAACTGGACTAATTCCCTATTTTTTATTATTTAGCGGAGAGCAGTGTACTCGAAACACATACCATTGCTAGTACAATCTGTTTAGCAGACAGTCCCTAAAACCTTTTAGGTTTACTCTCCAATTCCTTACCAATAAGTCAATGAACACATCTATTTAGCGGAAAGATGAGGTCCCGACCCCCAAACATTTTACTGTTCCCTTAGTTTTCAAGACTAGGCTGAATCCCATTCAGTTACCTTTCCATTTGCCTAATCACCGCTGTGATATAGGACTTTCTTATAAACGGGGCAGATTATGAGGGAATTGAACCCTAGCCTTCACATTGACAGTGTGATATGCAGACCACTACACCACATAATCTATTAGTAGGGAAGTAAGGATTTGAACCTTATCCTTAGCCTTGAAAGGGCTATGACCTAACCCATAGTCTACATCCCCATAACAAGTACCCCCTATAGGAATCGAACCTATATTCTAAGTTTAGAAGACTTATGTACTGTCCTTTGTACTAAGAGGGCATCTTCTTGTTGTCTTGGCAGGACTCGAACCTACAATGTGGGGACCAAAGACCCATGTGTTACCTTTACACCACAAGACAAAATAAAGAAAAAGAAGTACTATCTTTATGTTAGAAATATACGCAAGTAATGAATAGACTATCAAGAAAAAAAAAGGTAGTACTTCTTTAATCCTAAAACACATTTCTTATCTTCTTCTCTTTGACACTGCAAAGGTAAGTATTATTTTTCAAATAACCAAACTTTTTCCCAATTATTTTCAATCCAAGTATCATTTTCTTGTCTTGAAGGAGTAAAGAGGGTTAAATTAATCTTTATTTATATACTTCTAAGTAATTCCTGCTAACCTATTAGCCCACCTTTCTGTGTAGAATTTATAATAATCCCATTTAATTCCAACTTTTCTACATAAGCGAAGAGATATATTATTTAGTAATGATGGAATGCCTATTATTATTAGGTATAAGGGGCCTAGTATATCAGACTGTTTACTATGTCCTAACTCATGTTTAATAGATTTCTCAAAAGAATATGGGTGTATAAATATAAAATCTCCTAAAGATATAGAGGAGGGTAATAATGTATTGATAATAAAAATTCTATTATCTATGCCCTTCTGTATAGAATATGAACATATTACACCCTCTAAGCATAATGCAACAAAACTTTGTGGAAATTTCCACACCCATCTTAATAGTTTCTCCTTTAATAATTCTTTAGTTATTCTCATAAAAAATCTACGTAAGTATAATATTCATTATTAAATGTTGGAGTATCATTATATATTTTTTTCCATAACCAAGGTATTGGTAGGTAAGTATGCCAACTTCTACCATCTAGAGGTAGAAAACCCTGTATTGTCTTTATAGGCAAGTCTACTTTCAGTATATCATATCTACATTTAATTCCTTGGGAATTTTTACCATATTTTATTGCTAAATATTGCCAAGTTATATTAGGGTATTTCTTTTTTATATATTCATAATATCCTATGAGAGACTGATGCTGTAGGAAGGTATTAGATTTACCCTCATATGTTAAGGATACTAAACAGTTCCCATAATTATTTATTTGATTTAATATAGATTCTAAAGTCCTCTTTGATGACCAAAGGCCATGCTTACATATAACAACTTTATCCTTATCTTGTTTAAATCTTATATCAAACATTGTACAACCTGCATTATATTGCTCTTCTATAGTTTTTGACTGTGTCTTAGAGAAGGGAGTAACTAACCAACTTAATATTCCTTTGCCCTTCTCACCTGTGACACTATTATGTGTTCCTATTAATAAATTTCCCATTTTTATTATTTGTAATTTTAGCCTATTACCCTTTATTCCAACAGAATATAGAATTATCAAACCTTTTCTTAAAATATAAAGAGACCCTGCCAGCATTATGGCTTGCATCCTTATAATCAGTCTTTTACCCCGTTTATATATTATTAGTTCTCACTCTGTGTTATCTCTGTAGTCTTTTACACCACCCTTGAAGACTTGGCCTAAAGCTCGGCTAAATACTTATTTGTAATCCTCTTCAAGTGGGGCACTTGCCTGTAGCCTTCTTAGTATCCTTTACTTTCCTAAGCTGCTGTGCCCAAGTAAACTCCTGATTACAAGGGGTCATCTATGCTTTTAAGAGTTGATGATTCTCTATCCTGAAGTACTTGCTACTCCAACACAACTGCAAAGGTAAGTAAAAAATCTGATATATGCAAATATATAACAATAATTTAGAATAATTTTTTTTTTATAATATTTTTTTTTTGTGATATTTCTATGAGGGGTGGTAACACCAACCTCACCTCCCCCATCACTTAGCCCATGGGGGTCCTACCCCCTTAGGTTAAAAATTCACATTATTAACAATTAACAAATTACATTATGGAAAGAAATCTAGTATTCAATGACACATTGACAGTTGAGCAGTTTAAAGCAGCAATGCATGTAGATAAACTGAGTGTTAAAAAGAATCCCAAGACAGGCAAGTTATTCTTTGCCTATGGTGCAAAGACTGGAGCTGTAGCAGCCAAAGGTATTCCTCATAATCCTATGGTCAGCAATGTTACTACTCCTGATGGTGACAAATTCTGGCTTCTTCATGAGGAAGGCCAAGGTGGAGCACCTGTATTGGCAACTTTCTAAAGTATCAAGGGTTAGCAGGCAGAAGTGCCTGCTTACCCTTTTCTTATTTCTTATCTTATCATTTAGACATTAATAGGTTTATCACTTAAACATTAATAGTATTTGTTGTGTAAAAGTATATAAGTAGGAATTAGCTACCTCTTAATATAACTTCTTAGATATGCTACACCTCATATTATGTAGTAAGCAATATTTACAATAAGTAATACTCTTACTAAGTCTAACATGGTGATATAGAATAAGATAAGAGAATAGGCAGATGGTAAGATTTTCCAAATAAACCCCTTTCAGTAAGACCATTATCCTTACATTAGAAAAGTAACAAATGGGGTAATACATAGTTGTTTTTACTGTGTACAATAACCATTCATCCTTGAAAAATTAGCAAACAATTAAATTTTACCTGTTATGAGTAAGGAAATAAATAACAAATATGGGTCACAGACAAAAGAAAATCCCAGAGAATTCACCAAAGAATTTACTTTTGATGATAGATATGTTTACATAAATGGGGTAACATATATAGACCATGGTTGGTAATAAGTTTACACAATAATTTACAATCAAATGAATAAAATATCATGTTATAATGGCATACTTTATAAGATAGAGTATAAGCCAGAGTTGTCTCAAAAAGATTACACACAGAGACATGTGTATCACATTAAGACTAATGATAAGAACTATCTTCGTGCCCACAATGCCATAAAATCTATTATGAATGACGGCTCTTGGGAAAGAGGAGAATGGGAGATGTGGAATGACCAGCAGCCTTCAATGGAAAATGCTTTGCATACCTATCATGAGTTTAAGTACAATGAAGAGCTTGGCGTATATGTATATACTTTTATCAGACCTTATGATGATTAAGTTATGAAGAAGGAAGAATACTATATGATAAGAGAGTACAATCAGTACTCTCTTTGCAAGCACCTTAATAATGGGATGTCTATAAGTGTCACCACTATCTATGCTAAAAACTCAGGAGAAGCTGAGTCTATGGCAAGAATAAATGGTATAAAATATGACTTCATTCTTGAAACTAAACTCATAAAGTAGTATGGCAAGAAAGCATACATATCACAAAGAAAACTGTGATTGTCTCATTAGAGAGATTATAGTAGACAACTATGGGAGAGAAATAATACTTGGTGGCCAGCATGCATTCCAATACAGTATAAGTATAATATCTATTACAGGCAAAATCACTACAACTAATTATAGGAATGGCAAAGAAGCTAGGAAAGAGTTCTACAAATACAAAAGAAAGAAATGAATATCAATTCTATTTTCAAAAGAAAGCACAAGTATCTTGTGACATTCTATAAGCCTTCAAGAGTTAGAAAATACATATGTACAAGGACTATTGGGAGCGCATTACAATTTGCTCTCAAGAAGTCCTTTAAATATGGAGTATTTACAATCAAAAGATTAGATAAATAAAATATGACACGAATAATTTATGTAGTCTACACCAAAGAGTACCTCACACCCTGGCAGATTACAGGTGCTAATTTAAAGAAATATGCCTTCTTGTGTGATTATTCCGAGGTGAAAATAGATGACCTAATAGATTCACCAATGTATAGCACTCCAATGCAGGTAGTTTCAATATCTCCCTGTGAGAGTTTAGCAGATACTGTAGTGAATGGCATTCCTCTAAAACGCATTATTATTAGCACCATTAATAATATTAAGGTAGGACAGTTAAACAACAATCAAAATTCAAGTAAAATGGAAAAGAAATCTATATTCAGCAGCTTTATTGAGAAATACAAATCACAGTTTATTCCTGAAAAGGACAACACATTGAAAGTATCCATGGACGGAAATATCTGTGTGCCCGTGAATAGTGAGTATGTAGGTATTGACAATGATAATAATCTCATCAGCTATCCTGAAGAGATGTGCATAAGTGTTCCTGTATACTTGGTGAACAAATCCTATGCTCAAGTAAAGATTGGAGATGTAGTCAAGGTTAATAACAGCTACTCAAAGGTTGTGAAGAAGAACACAAATGGCAGTTTGTCTTGTTTATCATATTCCGGCTACATGCAGAACAAGAAAGAAATCAAGGATTTCATGCTTGGCCAATCATTCATCAAAGTAGTCATTAACATGTTCAGTAATATACAGGTAAATGGAGTTAATCTTATGGTACTGGCTATGGCAGAAGATGGCATAGATATGAAAGACCTCATGATACTACAAATGATGCAGGGTAGCAATGATGGTCAGATGAATCCTATGTTTATGATGGCTATGATGGACAAAGGTGGAAATAATTCAATGATAGAAACAATGCTGATGATGCAGATGATGGGAAATAACCAGATGAGCTTCCCATTCATGCCTAATCAGAGTCAAAAAGAGGAGAAATAAGTCATGAAAAGAATTAGTGTATCCACTTCGTAAAATATCCATAAATAGAATGAAATTCATGTTACTGGTCTGTGAAGATAGGTAATATATGCTCCTATAGTTCAAAGGATAGAACATAGACCTCCTAAGTCTGGGATACAAGTTCGAGTCTTGTTAGGAGCACGCAGGGAATTATAATAATACAAGGCACCCATGAAGGATAGGATTAATATAGGGCTAATATAGGATGGAAGGAAGGAAAAAAAAGTCTTATACCTTTCTTAGATTCAATAAAGGTTTTGTTTATTTGGCTGGCGGGAAGAGACCGCCTTTTAAGATATTACTCATATAAGGGTATAGTTTTTGTTTGCATAAGTAAGATTGGTTTTTAGTTTGGGCAATAGTAATATTGCTACAGAAGGCTGGTATGTGAATATAGGCCTTCTTTATTTAATTGATTAGACACACACTGGAAATGGAAGAGGAAACTATAACTATTCCTGTAGAGGAGTATAATCATTTACTAAAACTCAAAGGGTATATTCAGAACTGGGATGTAAGGAATATATGGGAATGCCCTAAGTGTGGTACTTACAATCCAGAAGGATACATCTGCATAGAGTGTAAATATGATAATAGTAGTGGTATTTAACACATATTGTTTTTTACAAAAAAAAAGTGATGGAACAAGAAAGACAAGAAGAGGGCCTGAAAGAGAAAGTAGAGAAGGCACTGGGAGCAAACATGTCATTGAAAACAAGACAAAAGTTCAGGGAAGCAGTCATCGAGATTGGGAAAGCAACGGGAGACAGTTGTGCAGAGGATGTACTGGACAACTGTCTGATTGAGTTTAGCAGGCTAAAGGATGACCAATCTAAGGGCATGGTAATCACAGCCTTGATGTCAGAACTTCCTTTACTGTTACAGAAAGTAATTTGTGATAAAATGAGAGAGGCTATTACCCTTAAAGTAGTAGCACAAACCTTCGGAGGTTTAAAATAAGAAAAATAGTGAGTGAAATCAAACTAAGTCTGAGTATTGAACTTCAAGGAAGTACAATGTTCAGCAAGGAAGAGTGCCTTAAAACAACTCGAAAAGTCATTGAGAGAAAAACCAAATCCGGTAAAGTATTCAAAAAGACCATCTATGTCCAAACTGAAGATTTGGACAAGATGACCAAAGGCTCTGTGAGGATAACTGATAAGAATGGGAAAAATCCCGAGATTATCACTTTCCACACTAGAAAATGTAAACCGGCTACTCAGACTATCAACATGAGTAAGGAGGCTTATGAGTACATGATTAGCAAGGATTCTTGTCCTCCATGTTTCAAGCCAAGAGAATGGTCTACAATGAATAAAAAAGAAAGGCTTGAGGTCCACTTGAAGAGGACAGTAGAGTATCTTGGTGGTACTTCATATTCTTATCAGATATTTGGAGACTAGGTAAGAAATATTTTCATAGTAAAGGTAAGGATACTAACAATATCCTTACCTTTCTTTTTTTTTACAACCTATTGATTAAGTAAATATAAGTTTAACAAAAAAAAAAGCATGAAGAAAGTAGATTATGGGTAAAGTAGTAGTAAAAGTTGCTGTATGGTTTGTAATCTTCATTATCCTAATAACCTTAGGACTTGAAATGATTTCAGCACCTAATACCATTGAGAATGTGATAGGATTCTTTATGGTAGTGGCAACATTATATCTATCAGTCAGAACAAAGTGTTTAACAGCAATTAAATTAGAAAGAAAACATGAAAAGTAAATTGATTTTGGGACTTCTGTCCTTGTTTATGGTGTTCTCAATGACATCATGTATGGAGAAGGTAGATGCAGGTTGTGAAGGCATCAAGGTGAATCTGTATGGCAGTGATAAGGGAGTGGATGATGCTTCTTTGGTAACTGGTATTGTATGGTACAATCCTTGGACTACCACAGTATATGAGTATCCTACTTATGTACAGACTATTGACTATGAACCATTTACAATCAATGCAAAGGATGGTTCAGAGTTCACTGTAGACCCCACTGTTTCATTGAAGATTATTGATGGTAAATCACCTGCTGTCTTCAAGAAATACAGGAAGGAATTAAGTGAAGTCATTAGTGGTACACTATATAATTATGTAAAGGACGCTTTTAGAATCCAATTAAACAAGTTTACCACAGATGATATTGTAAGTAAAAGGGACAGTATTGAGAATGCTATTGAAAGGTACTTGGCTCAAGCACTTGCCAAAGAGAACTTTCAATTAGAACAACTCACTTCAGGTCTCAAATACCCTCAGACTATTGTAGAGTCAGTAAATGCCAAGAATAAAGCTATCCAACAGGCTATGCAGGTAGAGAATGAGGTGAAGGTAGCAGAGGCACAAGCCAAGAAGCTTATTGTAGCAGCAGAGGCAGAGAAGAAGGCCAATGAGTTGAGGCAACAGGCTCTTACTCCTGCAATTCTTGAGAAGATGTGGATTGAGAAATGGGATGGGACTGTACCAACAGTAATCACTGGTGGGAATACTTCTACATTTTTGGATTTAAGTAAAATAAGAAAATAGTATGAAAAACAGAGTGGTAGAAATAGATGACAATGTAGTAGCTTTAGAGATTATCTATAAAGGAACTCGACTATTATGTTATATAGACAAAGTTGATTTACCTAAGGCAGCTTTAATAAGAGGAACTTGGCATATCAATAGGAATACAAGTGGGCATATTGATGGAGTTAAGACTAAAATTCAAATTAATAAGGTTAGGAAGCAAATATGGCTTCATAATCTTATATTTGAGAAATCTAATCCTGAAAATGTTGTAGACCATATTGACCATAATACCTTAAATAATGTTAGAAATAATCTTAGAGAGGTTAGCAAAGAGCAGAATGCTCAAAATGTTTCTATTACTCTGAATAGTACTACTAAATGTAGGAACATCACCATAGAGGATGGTAAATATAGGGTAAGAATTGGGGGTCATTCCTTTGGTAGATATAATACCTTAGAGGAGGCTCAAGAGGTAGTAAGAAGGGAGAGAAAAAATATATTTCCTTTATCCTCTGAGTTAGACAACAAGATTACTATATAGTTACCTGTATATGGTCAGGTTCCTACAATCTTTAAAGATATTAGCAAGTGATGTGGATTATATCAATTCTTATCATACTTTTCACTATTTGCATCTTGACAGATACAAATGTTGAAAAGTATCGTAGGATAAATGGAGAGATGCAAATAGTAGAGACATATAAGATAGGAGTACCTCTATGGGCAATCTTGGTCATTGTTCTATTGGGCATTGTTCCTTGGCTTAATGTAACTCTATTTGGAATCTTTATTATATTTTATTTCATATTCTCATTAGAGGAGTATTGGTGTGAACTTGACAACGAAGCCATAGTATTTTCATTGGATGGAGGTAACATTATCACAAAATGCCTACTGAAAATCAAGAAGCTACTATATTGGAAAGTATGAAATAGTAAAGAGAAATTGAGCAATGACTAGAGAAGAAGCACAAGAGTTAGCTTTGTCAAAGATTGATAAAACTAAATACCTTATCTTGGAACTTATTACCGGAATGGGTAAGACCAAGGTAGCAATAGGTCTTATTAACCATATATGTGATAGAGTGTCCAAAATTAAAGGAAGACCTGCCACTATACTCATTCTGGTAGCCAAGACTGTACACAAGAAAACTTGGAGAGATGAGATTGAGATGTGGGGAGGAATCATGTCTGACTGTATAACCCTTGAGTGTTATGAGTCCATGAAGAAGTACAGGAAAACAGACTTTGATATAGTGGTTGCTGATGAAATGCAGCACCTTTCTGATGCAAGGTTGGAAATCCTTGAGACCATTAATATCAATGAGTCATTCATTGGATTGTCTGCTACCATCAAGGGAAATACCAGAGATTATTTCCTGTATAGACACAATGCTGAGGTTATCAAGTGTGGTCTTAAGGAAGCTGTAAAGGATAATGTATTACCTGAACCTACAGTATACTTGTTACCCTTATATTTGGATACTACAAGGTATGTTTATAAATCTAGGAAGTTTGGGCGTGACATAATTACTACCCAGAAAGGCTATTATGATAGTGTCTCTTCACTTATAGAGTGGTACAAGAATAAATACTTTAACTCAAGAAATGAGAGAATAAAGAACTTATGGCTCTCTACAGCAGGTAAAAGACTGAAGTGGTGCTCTGAACAAAAGGAACCTCTTGTATTATCTCTTCTAGTCAAGCTTAGGAATTATAAGGTATTGACATTTTGCAGTAGTATAGAACAGTCAGAGAGGATATGCAGGCATAATATAACTTCCAAGAACAGGGACTCGGAGAAGAACTTGGAACTGTTTAACAGGAATGAGATAAAACATATATCTGCATGCAATATTCTTAATGAAGGAGTAAATCTGACTAACTGTAGAGTGGGAATATTCTGCAATTTGAATAGCTCGGAGATTATAACAAAACAAAGGATAGGCAGAATCCTTAGGCATGAATTCCCTATTGTGATAATACCTTACTTTGTGGATACAAGGGAACAGGAGTTAGTGGCTAAGATAATTGAGGAGTATAATGTAGAGTCTGTAAAAAGTATTTCAAGCATTAACGAAATAGAATTATGAAAAATAGAGTTAGAATTATCAAGAAGGAGTTTAAAGTAGATGAAAAGAACAAAGTGGTGGTATGTGAATTGCTCTTCACGTTACAACTGCTTGGTAGCGAGGCAATTCCTAATATAATGGATATACCCGGGAGAATGGCAAAAGAGGCTGTATCAATGGGGGATACTCTAGTTTGTAGGGGAAAAGCCAGATGTAGTAGTGATGATACCTTTGATGAGACAGTTGGCCGTAGGATAGCTGAATGCAGGGCTAAGATAAAGATGTTCAAGGTTGCAAGGAATGTATGGAAAACTCTGGGTAATGACTTGGCTGAAAGAGTATTATCATGTCGCACCTTAAGTAATACATGTGATGTTGCCATGGACATAGAAACGTGGCATCTAAAGAAACTGTTGCCATGATATGTCTTAGTGAGAAAGGTTGCCAAAAGAATGGAGTGGGTATAGGAGAGGCATTGCTTCTCCTACTCATCCATAATAAGGCAGACCTCGAAACAGCTAGAAGTAACCTGACTAAGGAAGGATATATAACAGCCGCATCTTATGGATTATTCCAAGAGAGTGAGTGGAGGCTTACTGGCAAGGGCAAGGAATTGTTGGACTCCATAATTATGGAATCCAGTGAGAAGCAGGAGCCTAATGAGAGGCTATCTCGATTGGCCAAAGAACTGAAGGAGATATTCCCAAAAGGCAAGAAGGACGGTACCAATTATTATTGGGCAGATGGAGTGGCATTGATTATGCGAAGGTTGAAGTTGTTCTTCAAAAAGTATGGAAACACTTACACTGATGAGCAAATCATTAAGGCAGCAAGTAAATATGTGGAAGGGTTCAATGGTAACTATACATATATGAGATTGCTAAAGTATTTCATCTTCAAAGAGAAAGTTGGTGCTGCTGGTGAGGTTGAGGGAGAATCGGAGCTAATTAACTATATCGAGAATGCTGGTCAGGAAGAGAATTTAAGAAATGATTGGACCTCTACATTAAAATGATTACATTAAGAGAGCGAGTACTGGATAATCTGAGGATTAGAAGGCAAAGGATTCTCAATGGTCAACTGAATTGCATCAGTTCTCCATTCAAGAGGTTTGCTGGTGACTTCATAGGTATAGAGCAGTCATGCTATTATACTGTGACCTCATTTACCAAAGGGGGCAAGTCACAGTTTGTGTCCTACACCTTCATTTATAAGCCTCTTATGTTTTGCTATTACACAAAGGCGGATATAGATATAAAGATATTGTATTTCCCTTTGGAGGAAACTCCTGAAAGGATATTGCAAAGGTTTATATCTTGGTTGCTCTTTGAGCTTAGTGGTGGCAAGGTAAGAGTAAGTCCTAGAGATTTGAGGAGTACTACAAAGGCAGTGTCACAAGAGATACTTGATTTGATTGCATCTGATGAGGTGCAGGACATAATCAGGTACTTTGAAGAGCATGTAGTGTTTCCTGATGAAGCCTGTAATCCCACTGGTATATATAAGTTCTGTGTAAGATATGCAGAAGAGCATGGCAAGACTTATTATAAGGAGGGTAAATACAAGGATGAGTTTGGAGTAGTGAGGAGTAAGGAGGTGTTTGACAGATATGAGCAGGATAATCCTAATGAGTACAGATTGATTGTGATAGATACCATCAACCTCATAGATACTGAGAGGGGAATGACTCTAAAGCAATCTATGGATAAGCTTAGTGAGTATTGTGCAAAGTATTTGAGGAACAGGTATTACTACTCTCCTGTGATAATCCAGCAGCAGGCTTTTGACCAAGAAGGTAATGAGGCATTCAAGATAGGCAGGGTAAGACCTTCAGTTGCAGGATTAGGAGATAGCAAATACACTTCAAGAGACAGTAATGTGGTTCTTGGCCTGTTCTCACCCTATAGGTTTGCTTTAAAGGAGTATGAGGGATATGACATATCAAAGTTCAAGGATAACATAAGATTCTTGGAGATGATAGTCAATAGAGATGGTGAGATGGGAGGACTATGTCCTTTATTCTTTGATGGAGCTGTGTGCCAATTCAATGAACTTCCAAGACCTAATGACAGGGAAGAATTGCAGAAAGTGTACAGTTATCTGGAATCCATAAGGAGCAGCCCTGCTAAGTCTTTCTTTAGTTACACAACAAGTAAAATAGATAAGGGGTTGTATAAACATAAAATATTTCATAAGTTTGCATCCCTTTTTCGTATATCAACAAAATAAACATAAAAGGAGAAGTAATGGCAAAGATATTAGTTCTTGCAAAGAGTGGATTTGGAAAAACTACTTCTTATTGTGGTAGAATCAAGCTGGGAATAAAGGGTCTTAACCCAAAAGAGACCTATATTATCCAGTGTATTGGTAGGGGTGTTCCCAACCCTGACTTCAAGCTGATTGAAGGTAGTATAGGTGTGGAGAATGTAGGCAAACCTACACAGAAATTATCTAATGCCGGAGCATTGGCTACAGGTAATAGGGTACAGGTGGATTGTCTCACAGGTCTTGACAGGTTTGCAGCAGTGGCAGAAATCGTCAACATGTTGAAGAAGTCACCTTACAAGAATATCCTTATAGATGATATGAATTATCTTGCACAGGATTTCTACATGGCAAATGCCATGAAAGGTGGATGGGATACTCCCAAGCAGATTGGTTATGGGATGGGTCTCATCTTTGATGCTTTCAAGGGACTTCCTGAGGATAAGAATATCATTTGTTGTGCTCATTATGAAGAGTACAAGGATAAGAATGGTGATTCAATATCCTATAAATTCAAGACCACTGGAAAGATGGTGGATGACTACATAACACCTGAAGGAAAGTTTGATATTATCCTCTTTGGTAAGGTAGGTTATGATGCAGAAAACAAGAAACCTATCAAGCATTATGTGAAAGAGTTTGATGGGGAATATCCTGCTAAGGATAGTCTTGGCGCATTAGATGGCCTTCCTGATGAGATTCCCAATGATTTGTCTATTGTTGTAGACAAGTTAAGAGAAGTTTATGGATAGGGATGAGACTGTAAGAATATCAAGGTTAGTTGCTAATAATAGTATTACTACAGGTGACATCAGTATGGTATTGATGCAATACTGTATAGAACAGGGCAAGCCTTACTATGAGACTACCCTGTTTGTTACCAAGTTATTAAGTAGTGCACAATTGGCAGCATGTTTTATAACAGCCCTAGACTATTATGAAAGGAAATTCACAATATACAAGCAAAAGGGTAAGCCTGTTATATAACAGAAGTCTACAGTAATAAAAAAATTATTACAAATATTTTAGTAACAAATATTTAAGTATTTTTTTTTTTTATTTTAGCAAGAAAAGTATGAGTAAGACATTAACAGTAAGACAGTTTGCTGCTGTAAAAAGAGTAGCACAGAATGTAAGCTTTGCAGTGGCAAAAAGGGATAAAATCTTTGCGAAGATGCAGGAACTCAGCAAGGAGTATGAAGACCTGACCAAGGAGATTGAAGGACATGAGATGGGAATCAAAGCCTTGACAGGAGGATTTACAAGTGAAGACCTGATTGTCAAGAGGGTTGAAGATACAGGCAAGGTTGATAAGGAAGGTAAGCCTGTAAAGGTTACCAAATATGAACCTAAAGCTGGAGTGGTATCATTCAATGAGGAAGACAGGGTATATGAAATTGACTTTAATGATGCTTATGATATTGCTGTAGGCTCAGTACAGCAGTATGACCCAGTATGCGCTGAGTTACCAACTAGTGATACAACAGTAATAGATGATACTGGGTATACTCCCTTGGCTACACAATACTAAAGAGAAAAGAGAAGAAAGAAGAGAAAGAAGAAGAAGATTAATCTTTATGAATATGAAAGATAACAAATCAATTAGTTTTATGGCAATCAGTAAAGGTTCTGTATCTACTGAAGGCTTAGAGATAAAGAGATTCATAGGAGTAGGCTCGGTGTTTGTATTGGCAGTCAATCCTGATAAGAAGAAGCTTGAGGAGCTGTACATGACCCAGCTTGAAAAAGAACCTGAGTATGTAGGAGAGGTTGAGGTAGGAGAAGACAAGCACAAGGTAAAGAATGTGAGGATTGATTTTATTGTCAAGACTGACCCTGAAAAGTGCAATGGAATTGACACTACAACCAAGGTATCACTCTTTGTCAGACAAGAGTACAGGTATAGCAAAGACAGCAGCAAGATTCAGGTGATTGATAAGTATGGAAGGACTGCATGGCCTACTATTGAAGAGGCCAAGGCACATGCTACTGTACTTACTAAGAAGGATGGCAGTGTCTATAATGCCAATATAGACAAGGACTATAGACCTGCATACTTTGGAGAAGAGGAATTGACTAAGTTCCTTAAGGCATATCTTAATATTCCTGATGTAATGAAGTATGTCAACAATACTTGGGTTATGGTTGATAATCCGCAGGACTGTGAAGCCAGACTTGAAAGTATTGAGGACTATTTCAAGGGAGACTTCAGTGAGTTGAAGGATGTAATCTCATATCAGCCTTCTAATAAGGTCAAGGTTTTGTTTGGAGTAAGAACCACAGACGATAACAAGCAATATCAGACTGTGTATACCAGCATGTTTCTGAAGAATCATGTTAGGGATTACAGTAGGCTTGACCAGGATTTACAGGAAAGGAAGCAACAAGGGGCATTTGCCAACACCGAGTTTATAGTTGATGACTTGAAGGAGTATAAGGTAGATTCTACTGACCTCAGTCAGTCAGGTACAGGTGCTTTACCCTTTCCGGGTGCTACTGACTCAGCACCGTCCCCTTGGGATTTGAGCAAGTAAGTGTAACTGTTAAAAAAAAAGCATGGCATTCAGCAAGGGCAAGGATTCTGTGAGTTTGAAGGAAATCTTGGATAGAGTAACAGAAGCAGATATTTTATCATATTATTTGGGTGTTACAGAAGTACCCACTATTATAAATTCCCCATTAAGAAGGGATAGAAGACCTTCCTTTGGTCTCTATTCCCCCAATGGGGAAAGGATATATTATACAGATTTGTCTACAGGAGACAGGGGAGGAATCTTTGACCTCCTTGGTCATATGTGGAGCTGTAGTTATAGTGAGGTCTTATCAAGAATCAGGAAGGATATGGAAAGGTTTTCTTTGGGTAATTGCAATATTCAAACATATACACCATGTGTTGTAAATGATATGAACAGTCATAACAGCAACTCAGACCTGCAATGCAAGATTAGGGAATGGAGGAAACATGATATAGAATATTGGAAGTCTTATGGCATTAGTGTTGAATGGCTCAAATATGCAGAGGTTTACCCCATATCCCATAAAATTGTCCTCAAAGATGGTCATAGATATGTGTTTGTAGCTGATAAATATGCCTATGCCTATGTTGAACATAAGGAAGGAAAAGTTACGCTAAAGATATACCAACCCTTTAATAAGGGCAGGTATAAGTGGAGTAACAAGCATGACAGCTCTGTGGTAAGCCTATGGACTAAGGTACCTGAATATGGGGAACAAATATGTATTTGTTCCTCATTAAAGGATGCCCTATGTCTATGGTCTAACACAGGGATACCTTCCCTTGCCATTCAAGGTGAGGGATACAGAATGAGTGGTACTGCAATAAGTGAATTGAACAGGAGGTTCAAGAAGGTATTTATTTGTCTGGATAATGATAAGCCCGGCCTAGAAGATGCTGAGAGGCTTTCAAGAGAGACAGGATTCACTAATGTGGTATTACCATTCTTTGATGAAGGAAAAGATATTTCAGATTTATTCAAGGCCAAGGGAAAGGAAGAGTTCCTTAAAATAATCATTCCTTTATTTACCTCTTCTAGAGGGGAAGAGTATAGAGATGATTTGCCCTTTGAGATTGAATAGAAAGCAGAGTTTGGTATTAAAAAAAAAGCATGGAAAAAAGAAAGATTACAGTAGTATGTACTACAGGAAACAGAACAGTGGAAATACTCTCAGATGCAACTACATTGAGAGAATTAAAGAGTGATTTGACAAGAGAAGGGATTTCATATAGGAATATGAGCTTCCTTGAGGGGCTGTCAAAGACAGAGTTAAAGTCTGATGACTCTATCCTTCCTCATGATATTACTTGGAAGGGGCAGGTTACCAATAATTTGGTAATTATGTTAACCACCACAAATAAGAACATTAGGTCTGGGGCTTCCATGAGTAGAATGGAGGCTTATACCTGCATCAAGACAATGGGTCTTCAGGATGAGTGTCAGAAGAGGTTTGGCAAGAACTTTACTCAGTGCAAGACCAGTGACCTTGTATCCTTGATAGAGGAGAAGAGGGATAAGAAAGAAAGTCCTGCTAAGAAAAGTCCCGTCAAAAAGGGTAAGGAGGTTGTCAGCTATACAGATGAGAAAGGTGTAAAACAAGCCCTTGTAAAGCTGGTGGAGGCACTGTATGATGCAGGAAATCTCAGCTTTAAGGCTAGGGGGATGATACTTGAGGATTTAGGTGTTAAAGCTGAGGCCAAAAAGGAGAAAGCCGTTGAGTTTACCAAGGGCGAGATAGATGAAATGTTTGAGGGCTTGATAGGCTAAGAGTAGATAGGGGGAGGAATATTATATTCCTTCCCTATTTTTTTTTTATTTTGTATACATTTAGAGTTCTCAAATATGGAAGCAGTTTCTAGGGAGAGTGTACCCGAAATAATAAGAGAGCACAAGGAAAAGGGGTATTTTATGGAGAATATCCTGAGGATATATGATGTATTCAAGGAATTCTTTGGTGAGGAGAGGGTTGATTTGAGAATGGTGGAGCCACCAATAGACGGATTTGTAAGACAGCTATCTGAAGAGTCTATAAAGGAAGGTGTAACAGAGATTACACGGTGTTGGGATGCATTACTACGCCCATTTATATTAGTGTACTTTCCTAGAGTAAAGGTAACTAATGAGCATGGAAATTTTGTATACATTACAGAACTGTATGTGAAGGTTAGACTTGCAGTACCCGGGGTTCTTAGTACCATTGGAATGAACAGGGCAGAGTACACATTGGACCAATTCTACTCTGACTATATGCACAGTCATATATGTGGAATACCTACTGGTAACTTTGAAAGGTTTGAAACTCCTTGTTTGGGCGCAGGACCTATACAAGGCACATCGTATATGCTGAGGAGTAAGGTATGCACTAATGAGGAGTGGATGCTATTCTGTTATGAATTAAGCAAGTTTGTTACTGTAGAGTCATTGTCAGGAGGACCTTATAGGAAACTAGAAAGAATCACTAGCTCCTCGGAAAGAATAGATTACATCGGATATAGGAGAGCACAGAACCTACCAAAGTTCATAACAAATTTCGTAAGACATTTGATTCTCAGCAGGAAGTTGAAGTTTGTCTACAGGAATGGGTCATATGTTTTGGGTATGTCAAATGCTGAATGTATGATACTTGTAAGTAATGAATTTATTAACTGGTACAATCAACTTGATAACGCAGAAGCTGAGCAGGTGAAAGATATTAAGAGATACTACATGAAATCTGGAGTGGCAGCTAAAGGACATATATATGGTATGAATATGTCATTGCCGTTACTTGATAGGGTATCTGAGCATGTAGGTAGACGAATATGCACTTTCAAAGGTAGGGAAATCAAACTTAGAATCTCCGGAGCTGTCAGTGAGACAAGTGTCCGAAGTCTATTCTTGTCAGAGGATGTTATCTCAGAAATATTAAGTGTTATACTTGAAGTAATAAATCTCAAATATGGAAAGAACAAACAACAATGTGAAAATAGTGGAAGTGAAGAGCCACAAGAACTGTGACTATACTCTTGTGATACCTGAAGAATTGGAGAACAAGATAAGGTTTGCATGTAGGGAGGTATGGAGTAGGGAATGGTCAGGGATATTATTCTACACCTATGAGGGAACCTTTGAAGGAGGTGACCTTAGGATATTGTGTAAGGATATGTATATCATGGATATAGGCTCTGCTGCCACCACAGAGTTTAGTAATAGTCCTGATATAGTGGCCTATATGTGTGAGAAGGAACTTCTAGGTTGTCAAATGGGCTTGATTCATTCACACAATCTCATGGCTACCTTCTTTAGTGGTGAGGATGTCAAGACCTTAAAACAGGAAGGTACAGACAGTAATAACTTCGTATCTCTTATTGTCAACAACAGGGGTGATTATTCTGCTGCTGTTACTAGGAAAGTAAAGTCTACAAGAGTAATTGAGAAGAAAACTATTGGGTTCTTTGGGGAACCTGATAAGACAGAAATTGACGAATATGTTGATGATACTGAGGTAATAGAGTATTTCAGGCTAAGGGTAGTGGTTGAAAACAGGTATAGGTCTTCAGAAGTTAAGAGCAGGTTGGCTGAACTGAGGAATAAGACTGCTAGTGATTTACCCAATAAGACAAAAGTATTTGGACAGTATTATGGTCAAAAAATACAGAAGGATAAGAAAACTGACTATCAGGAAGACCCATCTGTCAATACCTTAAGTGTTGATAAAGATGCTATCAAGGAAATGGTACTGCAAATAGTTACTGGGAGCATCTTGATGACTACCAAGAGTAAAATAGACCCAAGCAGATGGTCTGGAGCAATGACTACATTGTATACTGAAAGGTTTGGTGCAGGTAAAGAGGCCCTCAGGAGATTTGATGAATGGGCTAAGGCATACCTTGAGTATTTGATGTGGAGCATAGAGGATGATGATTTGGAAGGAAAAGGTCTTGATATTACTGAAATGGCCTCAGTCTATGCCAGCCATGTCATACATGAGCTAGAAAAGTTACCTAGTAACATTTATATCGAAAGGTATATCAAATTCCTGAAAGATTATATAGTTTAAGAAAGAAAAGAAAAGTTATGAGTACAGAACAAGAATCAACAGATAACCTGCTGCCGATAAATTCCCCCACATTACTTATGGATGATACCACTAGCAGGTTCAGTTCAGCTATCTGGTATAATAAAATACGGGAGAAATCCATTACACTTGCAGGCATTGGTGGGATTGGAAGCTATGTAGGATTTCTGTTGGCACGAGTAAAGCCCAAGGCCATATTCATCTACGATGATGATACTGTGGATGAGGCTAATATGAGTGGCCAATTGTATGGATTAGAGGATGTAGGAAAGACAAAGGTAGGTGCACTTGCTGAAATGGTATCCAATTATGCTAATTATTATGGTATATGTGGTATTAGTGAAAGGTTTACCGCAGATACCAAAGCATCAGACATAATGATTTGCGGATTTGACAATATGGTAGCCAGAAAGAATTTCTTTCAGGCATGGAAGAATCATGTTCAGAGCAAACCTAGTGAGGAAAAGGCAAACTGCCTATTCATTGATGGTAGATTGGCTGCTGAGGAGTTTCAAGTATTGTGCATTAGAGGAGATGATGAGTATAATATCAATAGGTATGAATCACAATTCCTATTCTCTGATGAGGAGGCTGATGAGACAATATGTTCTTACAAGCAGACCACATTCTGTGCAAATATGATTGCATCATATATGGTAAATCTATTCGTGAACTTTTGTGCTAACCAGTGTAACCCTCCCATAGAAAGGGATTTACCCTTCTTTACAACTTATAATGCAGAAATTATGTATTTAAAGACTGAGTCATGACAGAAAACGCTAAGCAACTGGTACGGACAATCTTTGCGATACACAGGACAACACCTCCTTATTCTTCAGAATCTATTCCATTAACGGACAATGGTGTTAAGGTAGGAATATTAGTACGGAAAGATGAAGGTTTTCCACTAGTAGGCAATATTAATGGTCTTATAAGAGATAAGAATGGAGATGTGATAGTACCTTTGTATGAGCAAGGAGTTCCTATGAAGGTACAAACTTTTTATTCACTTCTGAGAAACTCATCAGGACAATATGGTATAAGGAAGTTCATTCTCTCAGGCACAGTATATTGGGCTAGTACAGGACTAATCTTGGATGAGGATTTGAATCCTTTATTCCTATGTACTATTGACCTTTCAGAGAAGGAGAAGACTAAATGCTATGTGAGTCCAAAGGTTTTTGAATCATCATCACCTCTAAGTAAAGGCATTGTATTCACTGTACTTAATGTCATGTATAATTACGGCATTATCACTTTACATGGAAAGATACAGAAGCCAGAGGTTATAATCGGTCCTATTGATAACATTGTCAAGCCCACTGTGCCCAGCAGTGTAGACACCTTTAATGATGATGTGAATGACTTCTTGGCTGATAATGTAGATGTTGTAATGAGGCAATGGGAATAAGAGAGTATCTTGGTGATTGGATGAATGTCATAGATGAGAATGAGCTAATATCAATAATGCAGAATCTGAGAGGATTATATGCTACAAAGAAGATATGCCCCGAGCAATGTGACATATTCAAAGCTTTCAGGCTTTGTCCCTACAATAGCCTGAAGGCAGTATTTGTAGGCCAAGACCCATATCCGCAGAAAGGAGTTGCAACTGGTATATTATTTGGCAATAGGGCAGAGGTGGAGGAGAGCGAATTATCCCCATCCTTAAACATTGTTAAAGAAGCAGCAATCAATTTTGAGGTTCCGCATTATTGTATTACCTTTGACCAAACCTTAGAGAGTTGGGCAAGACAAGGGATATTGATGATAAACTCTGCACTTACAGTAGAGATGAATAAAGTCGGTTCACATACTATGATGTGGAGACCTTTTATATCTAAACTGCTGAGAAATATATCGGAGAATAACCTTGCTGGGGTATATGTATTATTTGGTAAACAGGCTCAGACATTCAAGCCTTATATCAATAGTAAGTCCAACTTTATTATTGAAGTTGAGCATCCTGCCTATTTTGCAAGGAATGGTACTAAGATGCCACACCAGCTATTTGCTGATGTCAGCAATAAGGTTAAGGAGATTTACGGAGTACCTATAGATTGGTACCAAGAATATTAATACAAAAAAAAAAGAAATGAAAAAAGCAGAAAGAAACTGTTTGTACCTCAAAAATGGAGAAGAGGTACACATTGGTGACATCCTTGTAAAAGGAGACAAACTCTATGTAGTAGATGAGGAAATCATTCCTGTTTTGATTGAACAAGGAGTTCTTTGCACAAAAGAGTCCCTTAGTGAGAAAAAGAAGGATGCAGATGACATTTCAAAGGATGATTTGGCTTTCTATGTCAATAAGGTTGCACAGAGATTTGGTTGGAAGCCAGCAAAGGCTTGCAACTATCTTAATACCATTGATTCCTGCTATCCAGCAGCAGCATTTGCCATAGTATTGAGGGAGATAGCCATTGAATTGGATAAGAAGTATGAAGACCACATCAGTAATAGTCCTGAGATTTATTCAATCTCACTTGTAGATGGGAGAATCACCAAACTCTATAAGAGCCGTATCAGGAGTTACAAGAACTTTGCAGCATTCAGAACCATAGATGATGCAAAATTTGCTTGCAAGGTTCTGAGAGAGGTTCTTAAAGACATGTTCAGGGATGGTAAATAAGAAGATTAGGAATGCCACACAGAGTACCTCTGAAGGTATAACCTTTAAATCAAAGCTTGAGAGGAGTGTATATAACACTCTTCTTGAGCAAGGATTTGAGCCTAAGTATGAGCCAATTACATTTGTTATATGGGAAGGGTTTCGTCCTGAAATCCCATACTATGATAGAGAAACTGACCGTCAGAGGGATGTGAGATTAGCAACTATTGGTGGCAGCTCATCAAAGATGCTGGTCAGGAAGAAAGCAAGAATCATTAATGTACAGTACACACCAGATTTCTATTTCAAATACAATGACCTTAATGTTTACATAGAGGCTAAGGGAATGGAGAATGATGTATTCTATCTTAAGAAAAAGATGTTTATAAAGTACCTTAATGACCGGTATCTTGAGAAAGGAGAAAAGTCCATATACTTTGAGGTTTATACTAGGAAACAGTTGTTGCAGGCAATAGAAATTATTAAGAATTATGAACAAGAGTAGTTCCATAGATAGAATGAAGGATTTAATTCCCTCATTACCCGGCAACGATGTTGACTTGGCATTTAGGCTTTTGGATACCAGAGACTTTGAGTCTCTTCAGTCCTTGGTTAACTCATCAATCATTAGGACAAGGATTGCACTTGCAAGAGCAAACACCAAGGAAAAGTACCTGAAGGCTGACCTTGAGGGAATGAGGAAGTTGCAATCAGAGGTTGATGCCTATTATGAGGCACTCTATCCTTCATCAGATAATCTTGAAGAGTTTTATTATTAGATATGAAATCTTTAAAGGAAATAAGCTGGGATGTGGATGAGGCAACATATAGGGCAGACCCTGCCTTAAGTTACTCTACCATAGCAAGATATGAGAGGGAGGGGTTTAATAACCTAGATAAGCTGTTTGATAAGCTGGATACCCCATCCCTGACATTTGGTAGAGCTGTGGACAGCATCATTACTGGAGGACAGCCAGAATTTGATAAGGAATTTATGGTGGCAGAATACCCATCAATTCCTGACTCTATTGTGAGGATAGTAAAGTCCCTGTTCAGTCAATATAAGGATTCCTGTGATAACCTGAGCAGTATTCAGGATGCTAGAATTATCAAAGAGACTGAGGAACAGGGTTATCAAATGAATTGGAGACCAGAGACTAGAGCTAGGGCAATTAAGGAAAAGGGATATGAATACTATAATCTGTTATTTGTAGCAGGTAATAGGACTATACTTGACACACAGACCTACCAAGATGTGTGTAATGCAGTGAAGGCACTTAAGACCAGTGAAGCTACTTGGTTGTATTTTGAAGAGAATCCATTTGAGACTGATATTGAAAGACTGTATCAGCTTAAATTCAAAGGAGAGTTTGATGGTATAGTCTATAGGAATATGGCTGACTTGATTATGGTCAATCATAAAGAGAAATGGATAAAGCCTGTAGATTTGAAGACAAGTTCCCACACTGAATGGGATTTCTATAAGTCTTTCGTGGATTGGAGATATGATATTCAAGCCAGACTATATTGGTCTATTATCAGGCAGAATATGGATAAGGATGAGTACTTCAGTAGTTTTAAGTTGCTTGATTATGACTTTATAGTAGTCAATAGGAGGACACTTACTCCACTGGTGTGGAGGTGCCCTTTTACTCAGGTAGAAGGTACACTTAGGTTTGGAAGAGATGGTCAAATCATTATGAGGAGTCCTTTTGAGATAGGAAGAGAACTCTCTTATTATCTCACTTCAAGACCAAAAGTACCTATTGGCATCGAGTTATCAGCATCTAATAACCTTGAAGGGTGGTTAAACACTTTGTAAAAAAAAAAGTATGCAAGTAGTAAAAAGAGATGGAAGTAGAGAGGAGTTCAATATAGACAAGATTGCTACAGCAGTTGCAAAGGCATTTGAGTCCTGCCATAAGGAGATGCCTCAGTACATAAAGCCAATGATTGATGCCTTATTTGGCACACTAGAAGGAGATGTGATAGGTATTGAGGAGATACAGAATCATGTGGAAGATATTCTCATGAATGAGAGATTCTTTGACGTGGCAAAGAGCTATATTATCTATAGGGAACAGCACAAACAGGCTAGGTTTATCAAGGAGAGGATTGACTATATGAATAAGTATAGCCAATCTGATGAAAATGCTGCCTCTTCTTCAGAAACAGATGCAAATGCAAATGTGACTGTGAAGAATGTTGCCAACCTTGAAGGTGAGGTATATAAGACTACTAACAGGGTTATACAAAGGCAAAGAATGAAAGACAAGCTGAATGAGATGTATCCTGAAGTGGCCAAAAAGTATGAGAAAGACCTGAACTCTCATATAATCTATACACATGATGAGGCTACTACTCCTGTATTAAAGCAGTATTGCATGGCTGTAAGCTTATATCCCCTTATGACAGAGGGTGTGGGAAACATTGATAGTATTACACCGACACCACCCAATGATTTACAGTCATTTAGTGGTCAAGTAACTAATCTTATCTTCCTGTTATCCTCTCAATGTAAGGGGGCAGTAGCAGTAGGTGAATACTTTATTGCACTAAATTACTATGTTATACAGGAGTTTGGCAGTGATTGGTTCATTAGATTGGATGATGTAATTACTTCAAGAGCTTGTACTAAGCAAAGAACCGTAAGAGATGCCATATACAAAGCATTCAAGCAATTCATCTATGGTGTAAACCAGCCTGCTGGTAATAGGTCATATCAAAGTCCATTAAGAAATTTGGTACTTTCAAATAAATTTTATATCTTTGCAGCATAAAATAATTTATAATTATGGCTGCACATAGAAAAGATTTAGATGATAGTACTATTATTGACTTGTATTTACAAGGTAAGTCCTCAACTGAAATAGCAAAACAGTTTGGGACTTCTCATAGAACAATCTTGTTAAGATTAAAAAAGCATACTATAGAGAGAAGAACTCTATCAGAGTCACAATGGAATTTCAAATCCAAAGAAATTCCTAAAGACTTTAGCAATAAAGAAGTCATGGAAAGATTATATTTGAAAGAGGGTCTTTCAAAGAAAGAGCTTGGTATTAGATATAATTGTGACCCTTGTGTTATTGATAGAGTTCTGAAGAACTTAGGTATTAAAATTAGGAATAATTCAGAAAGCAAGGTAGGTCTGATGACAGGAGATAATCATCCTAATTGGAAGGGTGGAATTTCTACACTATCTCAAAGAATTAGAGAATATTGTAGTGATGACTCTCTGAAAAAGGACATACTTTGCAGAGATGGCAATCAATGTGTTATATGTGGTAGTAAAGATAGCCTACATGTACATCATTTAATTCCATTTAAGTCTATTCTTAATAGAATTATTATACAAAATTATCCATTATCACCAGTAGATGATGCAGATAAATTGTACGAGATTGCTGTTAAAGACAAAGAGCTGAATAATCCTAATAATCTAATAACAGTGTGTTCTATGTGCCACCATAAAATACATGGTCAGTTGTAGGTGGACTATAAACCCCTTGAATTGCTGGAACCCTAAGTCATAAGATATGGCAATCAGCAGCCAAGACCAATTTATTGGTAAGGTTCAACGACTATTCCTTTATGGAAGTACACTCAAGTGAGTGGAAGCTGGGGGTACTCATTTTTTGAGTAATGATATAGTCTGAACTTATAGGAAACTATAAGAAGTTCATAAGAGAACTGCATAGAATTAACGACTCTATGTGAACATAATGTTACAAATGTATCTTATTATGACCACACATATTTTGATTCTCTGTTTGGAGAGTTCTATTATCCTGATGGAACCAAGCCCCAATGGGAGGCAATAGATTGCCTACAAAGGCTGTTTATGAAGTTCTTCAATAAGTTAAGGACCAAGCAGATACTTACATTCCCTGTAGAAACTATGGCTATGGTGTATGACCCAAAGACCAATGATATTATAGATAAGGAGTATAAGGATTTCACTGCTGAAATGTATGCAGAGGGTCATAGCTTCTTCACCTATATTTCAGATAGTGCTGATAGTCTCGCATCTTGCTGTAGATTGAGAAATGAGCTTGCAGAGAATACCTTCAACCCTACAAGTGGGTTGACTGGTGTTATGACTGGTAGTTGCAATGTAATCACTCTTAACATGAATAGAATCATTCAGAACTTTCACAGTATGGTCAGAGGTAATGACTTTGGGTGTTTTAATTCTAGTGAGTTCAAGAGGTACCTAACAAGTATTCTCGAAAGAGTCTACAAGTATCATATAGCCTTCAAGACCATGTTATATGAAATGGAAGAGAGAGGAATGTTTGCAGCTTCAAATGGAGGATATATCCATATCAGCAAATTATACTCTACCATAGGTATTAATGGTCTGAATGAGGCTGCTAGGTTCTTGGGACTTAAGGTAAGTAACAATGAGGAATATATCAAATTCCTTCAACTTGTACTTGGAACTATTAAAGAACAGAATAAGATACATTCCATACATGATAAAAGCAGGCCATTCCTATTTAATTCTGAGGTAGTACCTGCTGAGGGATTAGGAGGAAAGAATTATAACTGGGATAAGGAAGATGGCTATTGGGTCCCAGAAGATGAGAACCTGTATAACTCATACTTCTATAATGCACATGATGATACCTCAGTGCTTGATAAGTTCATTCTTCATGGAAGACAGACTTACCAATATACTGATGGGGGAAGTGCAGCCCATATCAATCTTGAAGACCATCTCAGCAAGGAGCAGTATCTCAAGCTTATAGCTTTTGCTATAGCTAATGGAACTAACTACTTCACATTTAATATTCCTAATAGTAAGTGTGATACTTGTGGTTACATTACCAAGCATCCTATTACTGAATGCCCTAAGTGCCATAGCAAGAACATTACCCAATACACAAGGGTCATAGGGTATCTGAGACCTATAAAGAGCTTTGGTGAAGACAGACAGATAGAGGCAGGAAGGAGAGTATATGGAAAGATGGATTAGTATGGTAGCAGTGGTTCTTGTAGTTCTGAAGCTATGTGGTGTCATTAGTTGGCCATGGTGGCTAATCCTAAGTCCTTTATGGATTCCACTACTATTGTTGGTAGGACTGTATCTTGCAATAATAATTACATCACGTGAAAAATTATGTTGAAATATGTAGATACTAAGATAGTTTTTGCAGAGGTACCAAATGAAGTTACTTTAGCCATAAATATCTCTAATTGTCCATGCCATTGTAAGGGCTGCCATAGCCCTTACTTGGCAGAGGACATTGGGGAAATATTGGATGAAGATGCTTTAGAGGAGATGGTACTTGCCAATAAGGGTATTACCTGCATTGCATTTATGGGTGGAGATTCAGACCCTGAGAGCATAAACAGGCTTGCAGAGTTTGTAAAGAAGAAACGTAGCATGGGCTTAAAAGAGTGGAACAATATAAAGGTTGCATGGTATAGTGGCAGGGATATTCAGGCTGATGAAATTGACCTGAAAAACTTTGACTATATCAAACTTGGCCCATATATGGAAGAGTATGGCCCACTTACAAGAAGGGGTACAAATCAGAGGTTCTACTGGGTATGTAAGGCAATACATGAATATCCTGATTTGAAAAAAGAAGAGAGGTATTATACTATAGATATGACAAGTGAATTTTGGAAAGATGAGACTAAAGATTAAAGTAAAAGTATTGACTGGAGGATGCATGCCTTCAATTAGTGAAAAGGGAGATTGGATTGATTTGAGGAGTGCTGAAACAGTTGAATTGAGTGCTTCTCAGGCCAACACATTAAAGAGGAGAACTGTTAATGGAGTAGCAGAGGCTCATAGGGAGGTAAAGATACCTGTTTATTATATTCCTCTTGGAGTAGCAATAAAGCTGCCAAAGGGGTTTGAGGCTATTATAGCCTCCAGAAGTAGTGCTCCTGATAAATTGAAAGTGTTTATCCCTAATGGAGAGGGTATAGTAGACAACAGTTATAGTGGCAATGCAGATGAGTGGCATTATATATGTTCTCCTATGGAGAATACTACCATTAATAGTGGTGACAGGATATGCCAATTTAGGATACAGCTTAGTCAGAAGGCTACTATATGGCAGAAGCTTAAGTGGTTGCTTAGCTCTGGTATTGAGCTTGTAGAGGTTGATGATTTGGGAGAAGAGAATAGAGGAGGATTTGGTTCTACCGGAGTTAAATAATAAAAAAAAAGCATGGAAGATGTTTATATTGGAACTATTAATTACGTTTGCTATAGTAGTTTTTGTAGCTTTGATTGTCAATGCAGTCGAAGACCATAAAAGGAATGGTGAGCCTCATATGTCATTCAAAGAGTCGATGGACTTGGTGGAGTTGCCCATAATAACTTTCTATAATAATGGAAAGAAATTGAACTTCCTGTTAGATACAGGAGCCAATAACTCTATAATCAACAAGTCTGTTATCAAAGATTTGGATTACAAGGAATGCACTGAAAACTTGGATACCTTTGGTATAGATGGAGAGGTTAAATCAAGTATGCCTACATGTACCATGGAAGTCAAGTATAAGGATAATTCCTTTGAAGACACTTTTACCATACTTAATATGGATAGTGCATTCAGGCAGGTTAAGGAAGATTCAGGTGTTCAATTACATGGCATATTGGGAAGCCTGTTTTTTCAGAAGTACAAATATGTGATTGATTTCAAATCATTGGTAGCCTATATTAGGAAATGATATACTATGTTACTGGACAGAGGAAATTATTTGGTGGGTATTCAGGTGCTAAGTATAAGTGTATAACTGTAGAGGAGTCATTTGAAGTACTGAATCCATTAAGTATTGTAGGGCTTGATACTGAGACTACAGGGACTGAGATATGGACAGGGAGACTGCTTCTTCTTCAACTTGGAAATAAGGAAGACCAAGTGGTGATAGATTGCACAACTGTTGATATTAATCAGTACAAGGACTATCTTGAAAGTAATAGGCTGTTCATCATCCACAATGCAAAATTTGACTTGAGATGGCTGTATAAGGAACACATTGTAATTAGAAATGTCTATGACACTTATTTAGGTGAGAAGATTCTATTCCTTGGATTTCCACCCGGCATTGTATCCCTGTCTTTACAAGCATGTTGTGACAGGTACTTGCATGTTTATTTGGATAAGACTGTGAGAGGAAAGATACATGCAGGTGTAACAGAGGAAGTCATAGTCTATGCAGCAAATGACGTAGTATATCTTGAGGATATAATGAATGCCCAAATGAAGATAATAGCACAGAGGGGACAGCAGAATGCTCTTGAAATAGAGAACAAGTTTGTAAGAGTCCTTGCATATATTGAATTTTGTGGCATTAGACTTGACCCATCTAGGTGGAAAGCTAAAATGGTCAAGGATAAGGAGAGGTTAAGGGTTGCAGAGCAGAGGCTTAATGATTGGGTTATCAAATATGTGCTAGACAAGAATGACCCTTCCCTAATACAAAGGAATTATGATTCCCATAAAAAGGGCAAGCCTGCCAAGCTCAAAGAGGGTGTATATGTTGCAATCCCTGCACCCTCCTTATTCTCTGAGTTTGATACAGGACCTCAATGTATTATTGATTGGAGTAGTTCCAAACAGGTAATCAGGCTATTCAAGGAACTTGGATTTGACTTGTTGGTCAAGGATAAGAAGACAGGTAAGATGAGGGAGTCTGTAGAGTCCAAGTATATAGAAATGCAAAAGGATAAAAGTGATATTGTTCCCTTATACCTTGAGTATTCGGCAGCTTTTAAAGTAGTGACATCTTTTGGTCAGAATTTCCTTGATGCCATTAATCCAGTAACACAGAGAATCCATCCAACATTCAATCAAATGATGGATACAGGGAGGTTATCTTGCGGTTCAGGAGGAAAGGGTAGAGGAGGCAAGACAAAAGATGATGACATTGCAGAAGAGGATGAGGATAAGAATACCACTACACAGACAAATGATAAAAGTGTCAATATCCAGCAGCTTCCAGCCACAGAGGAGACAAGGGCAGCATTTGTGCCTGAAGAGGGTCACTTGCTGGTAGACTGTGATTATGGGGACCAAGAAGGACATGTGTTCACTGAACTATCCAATGATAGGGAATGGATTGCATTCTATAATGACCCTAATGAGAGAGATGGGCATTCCTTTGTAGCCAAGATGTGTTTCCCCAAAGACCTTGATGGTATTGAGGAAGGGCAGGTCAAGAAGGTGAGAAAAGACCTTAGGGATTTGGCTAAGAAGGCAAGGTTCTGTTTCAATTATAATGGCCAGGCTCCTACAATGGCAGCTAATTGCAATATTCCTGTGGACTTTGCTACTGAGATTCAAAATAACTACTTCAAGAGATTTAATGGTATAGCAAGCTATTTCAAGGTACAAAAGAGGGATATGTGGGATAGGGGCTATATCCTAATCTCAAAGATAACCGGATTAAGGGCATACATCTATGACTACCCTATACTAAAAGGTATAGAGAGAAGAAAGAATAGTATGGGAGATTCTTTTTGGGATATATACAAAGCTGCAAGAGATAGTGGCAGAGTAATATCCGAGATTCCTCCATCTATCATGCAAGAGATTGCAAAGAAGTTTGCTCAAGGAGTCCCTATTGAGGAGATAGCTATCAGATACTCATATAAAGTCAAGAAGGCAGGTAAGGTAGAGGAGAAGTTTATTGACATTAACAGGGAGACTGTATATGTGTCAGTGATGAAGCACTTGTGGAAAAGAAAAAGTGCATCTGACAGTCAATCATGCAATTACCCTTCACAGGGTACTGCTGCTGCCATGACCAAGATAGCTGGCATTAAATACTTCAATCATCTTGTGGATGATGGGCTTATATTTAAAGTTCTGATTCCCAATGATGTTCATGATGAGTATCTAATTGAGCCTCCTGAAGAGATAGCTGAACAGGAAGCCAAGAAGTTAAGTGAATGTATGGAGTATGCAGCATCTATCTTTTGCAAGAAGGTAACTATCAAAGCTGTGCCTGAGATTGCATCATGTTGGGTTCATTGAGATTTAAGTAATTAATAAAGTGAAGAAATGGAAGTAACAATAAACAAGGAATATCAGAACCTCATTGATAGGTTGGATGCAGCTATTACTGCATATAAAGATTCTGGTAGGACAGAAATTGGCCTTTCTCTCTTAAAAGGGGTAAAGGAAGGAATCAGAATGTTAGGCAGCAGACCTAAACTGGCTGAAAGTGTGGAGAGGTTCACTGAGATTACCAATAACATGGCTAAGACTTATGCAGCCAAGAATCATGACTATGGTAATAGCTTTGACAAGTCTCTTGATAAATTTGGCATTGTAGCATCAATAGTAAGGATGGGAGATAAGATGAATAGAATCGAGTCTCTTACAAATAAGGAAGCAAAGGTTAATGATGAATCTATTAAAGATACTCTTCTTGACCTTGCAAATTATGCTATAATGACTGTTATGTGGTTAGATAAAACTAGGAAGGGTACTGAATAGTGCCCTTCCTTTTCTTTTACTTAGAAAGGAAAGTTTATGAAGGTAGAACTAGAAAATATCTTGGACATTGGTACTACATTGTACAGTCTTGATGAAAACTTCAAGATTAAGAGGAAAGTTGTAGTGAATATACGAAGTGTTTTTGAGCAGAATGTAAGTCATTCTCCAGAAATTCATACTACTTACAAAGTATCCAATACAATGAGTAATTGTTATGCTACAGATATAAGGGATTCTGAAATAGGAAAGTCTTGGTTCACTTCCAAGTCTGATTTACTCAAGAAAATAGCTGAGCAATTATGATAATAGCAGTAGATTTTGATGGAACTTGTGTTAAACATAGGACTATGTAGATTGGAACAGGGTTAGAGACATACTGATAACAAAGAATGTGATATGACAGAGAAACAATTAAAGTGGCAAAAGAGGAGTAGAATCCTTTGGAGATTGAATGGTATGGTAGGATTCCCTTTTGAGGAAGGAGTACTTACACCCCTTGAACATGAAAGGCTCAATGCTGCATTTAGTATCATCAGGGGAGTAGTCCGAGATTCAGTAGAATCAAGTATAGAATTAGGCTTTAATGCTAAGAGGAGATGCACCTTTGGTGTTTGTAGAAAGCCTGCTATTGAGGGAAGTGAGTATTGTAGAGAACATAAAGAATATATGGAGGAAAGACAATGCCAAAGATAATTATATGCCAAGGAACACGAAGTAGTGGCAAGACTGATTGGACTAAGCAATGGGTACTTAAAGACCCTGAGCATAGGGTAAGGTTCAGTGATGATGACATTAGGAATATGCTTGGAAAGCATCAGGCTCCTGAAAGAGAAGTGCTGGTTAATGCTATGAGAAGGCAGTTCATTGTCGCTGCCCTCAAGAAGTGCTATGATGTAGTTATAGATGGTACCCTCAAGCCTCATGAGAATGATTTTGTTAGGAGATGTGTAAAGGCTCATAATAGTACTGTAGATGAGCTACGGAGTTTTGGTAAGTTGTCACCTCAGGATGATACTAGGTATAGTATTGAATATAAAGACTCTATTGTACCACTTCAAGAGTCCACTGATGAGGATGCAACTACAGCTACTTATAAGAAGACATACAAATTTATTGGGACATGGTAGCATTTATAATAATTTTCTTCTATATTCTACCTTTCATTGTCTGCACACTATTAGGAAGGTACTATAATAATGTAGAGTTTCTTGATAAAACAAGTAATGACCAAGTAGAGGGGTATGTGATATTTTCTATGTTTCCTATCCTTAATATAATTACGATAGTTGTTGGCATATTTTACATTACCAAAGACTTCATCAGAGGTGTAGGAACAAAATAGGCAGATGAGACAATATACATCAAGGGAGTTTATAAGGATAGTAAAATTTAATGGTTTCCGATATAGCAGACATAGTGGAGACCATGCTATCTATGTAAATGACAAGGGAAGGCATATTAGCATACCTAGAAATCTTGAATGTGTAATTGCTCGAAGACTAATTAAAGAGAACAACTTGGTAACAGACTTCAAAAAGAAAAAGAAAAAAAAATGACTGAGAGTGGATATTATCCTCCGGGTGCAGATACTGAGGATGCACCTTGGAATCAGGTTGACAATCCTGAAAGGGAAATTGAGGTTACAGTAAGTGTCACACTTAGTAAGACTGTTAAGATTAAAGTATCCGATTATAGCATAACTGACTCTGGAAAGGACGAGGATGGTGAGTATTTTGAGGATATAGACTACTCTAAATGTGACCTTAAAAGGGCAGTAGAAGAGCAAATTACACTTCCACAAGATGCCTACAAATATGTAAAGGGAGAATTTGATAATGACCAATACAATGACCTTAAAGGTTGGTGTGTTGATGATTTTGAAATTGTCCTTGATTAACTTTTATTAACCAATATTCCTTGATTCTCTTTCCTATTATACTTATCTTTGCTTATTATATATTTAGTATAGTATGGAAAGAAAATATGTTTGTATTGATTGTGGGAAAGAATTTATAGTAGAAAGTAGGAGAGCTACACATGCTAAGAGATGTCCTGTTTGTAGAAAACTTCATAGAAGAAGTTATGATAAACAATGGAAAATAAATAAAAGACTGCTTGACCCTGAATATGCTGCTAATATGCAAAATTCTTATGTAAAGAAGAAATTTTTAGAAGACCCTATTTCTTTTTATAAACATAGAATGTTTATAGCAGCTAAAGCAAGGGCTAAGAAATCTAATTTACCTTTTAATATATGTGAAGATGATATAGTAATCCCTACAGAGTGCCCTGTTTTAGGTATTAAACTTAATCTTAAAATACCTAATAGGGGAGATAGAGGAGATAATTTAAGAAACTATGATTCACCTTCTTTAGATAAAATTATTCCCTCACTAGGATATGCTAAAGGAAATATTTGGGTTATTAGTTATAGGGCAAACACAATTAAAAATAATTGTACTTTTGAAGAAATACAAAAGTTATATGAGGCATTACTAAAATTGGAAGTTAATTCCTAGTAAAAGTAATAATATGATAGACAATTTTGAATTAATCAAGCCTTTATTCTATTTCAATGAGGCAAACAATATGTTCTTTCATTGTCAGATAGTACGAAGGGCTAAAGACCACAAGCCTGATAAGGTCAAAGAAGGTGCTATTAAAACCTACTTCATTAGAAGCAGGGAGCATCTTGAGAGTTTGAGGGAAGAAATTATACTCCTTTGTGAACATTATGGAGCAAGGGCATATATTAACGTGACTGGGAAGGACTTTGAGGCTGTCAATAAACACATGTTAGCTGCATTGGCTAATAATGTTTGTTTGAATAATATGTCGGCTGTGAATCCCAGAAAGGTACTTAATAGTGCTGCTGGTACAATCAAATCCAGATTGTCCAAGTGGATTATAGATATTGATGATTTAACTTTGAAAAAGCCTATAGTTGAGTGGTTAGAGCACTATTTCAATGTTAATGATGACTATTTATATGCCACTATTCCCACAGTTCAAGGGGAACACCTGATAGTAAAGCCTTTTAACTCAGGAAAGTTTGAGGCAGATTTTCCTGATGTAGATGTTCATAAGAACTCTATGGGAACATTGCTCTACTATCCAAAGGTCTTGGACAGACCAAAGTATTGTTGCAGTGAATGTGGTGGCACTAATATCCAAGTGCAAGCATGGATAAACCCTAATACTGGGCAGGTCACGGACACTCTTGAGAGTAATGATTGCTGGTGTGAAGATTGTAAAGACCGCACTAAACTTAAGCAAATATGAGAGCAGTAGTGATAGAGGATTTTAATGGAAGCATTGAACTTGTAAGAGACCCTGATACATGTGATGTATTAGTATTTGAGGACTTGGAGTCAGCATGGGAGGAAGCTAACAGATGTCAGAATGGAATAGTAGCAATGCTTAGTACATGAATCTTGAGGATAGAATAATGGAAGAGGCAAGCAAGGGTAATTACAATAAGGCATATGCCCTTGCCTTACTCTATTTATGTAAGAAATATAAAGAAGGAATATGAAACTTGTAGAAATTAAACTCTACCTCATAGGCTATATTGGTAAGCTTGGGTTTGAAGATACAGTGTTTATAGAGGCCGACAGTATCTCTGAGGCTGAAAAACTATTCGATGAGAATTTTCATAAACGCAAACTAATTGGAGTCAGAGAGTATGGTATAAGGGCCTTGAAAAAGACTGCCGGTTAAAAAAAAAAAGAAAGAAAATGGATAATTTTAAAGTTTCCTTGGTCAAGTACATGTGCCCAATCTGCGGAGGAGTAGCTGAAGAGGTAATTGTGGCAAACACTCGCCTTACAAAGAAAGCTGCTTCTGAAGTAGAGGAGTTAGATGGAAAGGCTGTAGGATTTTCTGACCATGCCTGCAAAAAGTGTTCTGAATATAAAGACAAAGTTGTGTTTTTTATTGGAATAGATTCAGAGAACTCTCCTAGTGAAGAAGTATATAGGATAGGGCAAGTTGTTGGGGTAAGAAATGGTGCTCCTTTAATTGCACACTTCAGTAAGTATATACGTTCCTTGAAGGACGGAACTAGATTCTGTTTTATTGATGAATTAGCAGGAAAGAAGATAGGATTATGGAATTAATAAGTAAAATATTTAGGCACAATGAAATTGATTAAACCATCATTTGAGATACGGGAACAACCTTCTGGACTTGAAGGAGTATATAAACAGATAGAGGGAGCAGGTAGAGTATGCTATAAGTCAGAAGACAAGATAGCAGAAGGCACTGCTAAAGCATTTGTTGATAGGATGATTGCAAGTGGTCATGGCGCTATGCTTGAACATGGTACTGTGTATCTTAAATGCGAAACAGAGGTCATAAATAGGTATATACATCCTGAAGATGGTGAAGAAGAGGATTTTAATAAGTTGGAAAAATATGAATATAATTCTTACTCAGTAACAAATGATGATGGTATATACCTATATGTTACTACTAATCTTAGAGTACTAGTAGAGAATGATTGGCTTGACGATTTACAATATATTTGTGAACCTACAGTATATCACGAGAAAAGAATTACTGTTAAGTTCATCTGTGACAGAGGTGTGAGTCATGAGTTTGTAAGGCATAGAGTATTCTCTTTTGCTCAAGAGAGTACTAGATACTGTAATTATTCTAAGGATAAGTTTGATAGTGAGTGTACATTTATTATTCCTTGTTGGCTTAATATTGTAGAAGGCTCTTATACCTTAGAAGATGTTGAGGAGAAATATGATAGGTGCTTAATTACTGACTCTGGCAAGGGAATTACCAATGAAGCTGCTGAATATATCAGAAGTCTTATATATAGTGAAAAAACTTACTTTAGTTTACTAGACAGAAACTGGAGACCTCAACAAGCAAGGGCAGTATTACCTAATTCTTTAAAAACAGAATTAGTAATGACAGGGTTTGTATCTGATTGGAAACATTTCTTCGAGTTAAGATGTTCTTCCAGTGCACATCCCCAAGCAAGAGAATTGGCTATTCCTCTGCAAGAGGAGTTTATTGCAAGAGGATATATTAACAACTAAAAAAAAAGAATGAGTTTACTAGGAAAGAAGAAAGTGATTAATCCCACTCTGTTCAATGACAGGCTGGCATCTATCAAGGCTGTATTCAAAGCTGCACATGAGAATGCAAGCACCCTCCATGCAGAGATGGAAGAGGATGTTAAAAGCAAAAGTGCTCAGATAGAGTCCCTACAACATGACATTGAAACCATCAATGCTTGTAAGGAGGAAACTGAGAAGTTTATGGAAAACATATCTAAACTTATTTAAACAATGAGGACAAATCTAATTAAGCCTAAGAATTAAGGCAAGGAGGCAGAAGAAGTCTATGGCCACTGCCTATAAAGAAGCTCTCGAGTTTGTTCAAAGCAATCCTATAAAGGATTATACTGAAGGAGAGGACAGGGTATTGAGGGGCTTCAAGATTCAGTTTGTCTCAAGAGATGGCAAATACAGGTGTATGGATATGGACATTGAGAAGACTGAAAAGGATACAGGAGAGAGGTTGGTAAACATTAACACCATATCTCAACTTATCTACAATGGAGTAAAATATACAGTTGAGTAACTTTGCAAGGAGGAGTAAGTTAATCACTTATTCCTCCTTAACTTTCTATGCAGCACATTGCATATTAAAATTAAATTTCTTACCTTTGCACAAAATAATACTTTTAATTATATGAGTTGTTTAACTATAACACCAAGAATTAAAGAATTAGCTAAAAAGTTTCCTAATGAGACAGAACAATCAGTACTCAATCTGGTTGGTATGTGGCAGGAAAAGAATAGTAAGTCTATTGAGGATATTCCATCAGGAAGTGAACTTAATGATTTCATTAAAGAGCTTAGAAGTGGAGAAGCTGTTGAACAGCTTGATGAAGCACTTGGTAGTTCTTTTGACACTCCAAGGATTACTTCTATTGAGGAGCAGCAAAAGGTGGACTTACTCTTTGACCCAACAACAAGAAGAGATAGAGTAGCACTTATTGCAAGACTCTTCAGTAATGAAGTTGATAGTGCCCTACAGGAGATGACTGATTCTTTGAAGAGAAGAATTGATAATGTAAGTGGTGTAGAGAAAGAGGGATTGCAGGCTGAGCTTAATAGCTTGGACAGACTCTCTGCCATAAGGAAATATACACCTGCTGGTATATTTAAGAGAGTAGCCAATATCTTCAATTCTTATGTGCAAGATACTGAAGAAGGCAGAACCCAGCAGGAACTTAATGCAATCAACTCCATGAAAGGTGCTGATAAGTTCTCTGATGAGCAGAAGCTGGAAGCTGCTAAGAAGAAAGCTGCCTACAAGAATCAGGAATATAAGAAGATAGTTGATGACCCTTATGTCTATAAGGCTCTTGCTGAGGAAGCAAGTACATTGCTTGTAATGACAGAGGGTATTAGAATAGACCCCAATTATATTGCACCTGCTGATGCAAACCTCAATAATGATGACCCAGAAGGCAATAGCGAAGTGGATAATGAGGCAGAAGATTGGAGACAAGAAGAGGCTTATAAGGATGGCTGGATGACCAATTTCAGACAAGTAAGTTCTCATGAGTCACTGTCACAGGCTGTAAGAAAAGTAATCAGACAAGTACCTAAACTTGACTATAGAGGTAAATATGAAAAGGATGATTTGGGTTTCACAAGATACCTTGATGCAGACTATGTCCATGCTACCTTCATTGACAAGTTAAAGGATATGATTAACTCTGATGATATGATTCCTCTCATGGAGGATTTACAAAAAATCAAGCCTTGGGTAAAGCAGGTTACCAAGCTTATTCAAGGTGATGAGACTTTGTTCTCTCAATTCTATCAGGACTTCAGGAAGGATTATATGCCTTATTGGATTCAGAAGAAGAGGATAATGCCTGATGGTACACTCAAGATGGAGACTATTGCCATTAATAAGCCTGAAGGTGTGTATTACCTTCTTGATGCTTGGAGGGATAATTATGAGAATGGAGTACAGCTTGATGATGATAGCATATACGAAAAGAATGGAGAAATAAATAGGGATAATGCAGCCAAAGGATTACAATGGACTGAGACATTAAATAATATGTTTCAGAACCTTGATACAGAGTCCAGACTTCAACTCTTGGAAAGAGAGGATGTGTGGAATACCATAATGAAGTTGCTTCACATGTTAGGTATTGATGCTAACCCCTCTGTATTAAAGACTTCATTGACTAATATAAAGACTGCTACGGGGATTACATTTACTGACCCTATCATGCTTCTATTACCTCAGTTAAACATTATATTTAGTGGAGTTGCTGGAGGTAAAGTACAGGATAAGGTGGATGAGAATGGAGCAGTTAAGAGAGGAGACCTTATCAATACCTTTGGTTCTGCCTATAATACAATTGCAAGTATGATGGCAGAAGTAACTGAAGATGCCATAGAAAGTAGTGTAAGGGAGAATGACAAATCCTATTATTCCCATGTTACCCCCAATTATTTAGGTAAGCTGATTAAGAACCTCAAGAATGTCATGAATGACAAAAAGAGATTTGAACAGTTTATGCAGACAGAGTTCAAGGACTATGAATGGTTCTATAAGGATGGGCACTGGAGAAATGACTGGCTAAGGCAGATTGAAGAATCAGAGGAGCTAAGAAAAGGACTCAGTCATAAGGTGGTATTGAACTCCGATAAGGTAGATTATACCAACTGGGATGACCTAGATTATACTTTAGCACTTCTAGTGGAATATTGGGGTGACCCTGATTCTGCCAAATCTAGCATAAAGTATGCTTGGTACCATGTACCTATCCTCTCAGATAGTCCCTCTGCCGAGTTTATCAAATTCAGAAAGTACACCACAGGAGATGTATTGGATGAGAATGGTAAGAAGAGGCTCTATGATGATGTTATCCTTGACAAGTTAGTAGACTTGGTTAATCAGGAATATGACAGAATTATGCTGGTCAGAGAGAGGGATGAGGCATATCAGAGAGGTGATAGAAGTGTTGAGCCTATAGCAAACTATGATATTGTCAGGAAGAAAGATGGCTCTATAAAAAGTCTTGGAGGTGCAGAATTTAAGTTCCTGCCTACTCTTAATAATATCAAATATGACAATGGGGAAACCTTCATTGACAGACTTAACAGGCTTAGAAATGAAGGCACAGGTGCTGAACTTAGACTGTTTCTAAGAGAAACACTTAATGACATGATGGAAGATGGTTTTGAACAAACCTACAGGGATTGGATGGCAGTAGGTCTACTTGATGAGCTTCCTAATGGCAAATACAAGTACTTGCCTTTTGAAGGACAGTCCAAGCAAAACAGCATAACTGCAAGAGCACTTATCAAAGCTAAAGATGCTTTGGGTTCTCTATGGAACACCAATATGGAACTCTTACTTAGAGCCTATAACAATAATAGTGCTTTTGGTACCAGAGAAGCAAACAACTTGATGGGGCAGATTAGTAATTTACTCATAGATAAGGCTACAAGAGGTGAGATGGAATTGAAAGATGCCCAATCAATCTCAAGGAGCCTATTTGTAAAGAACAATGCTAAAGATGCTCTCAGAGAGTATTATTGGAATAGTAAGTTAGCTACTTCACAGATTATCCAACTTACTACCACTGACCTTGCTTTCTACAAGAACCTTGAGGACTTTCAGAAGAGATATAAGGAGGTTCATGCTCCTGCCCTCAGACTGAATACTAAAGCTACTTATAAAGGTGAGAGAATTGGCAGAGATTGGGAAAGAACTATTTACTTGAAGGATGATGAAATAGTGTCTTCTGTACTTGAAGATATTAGGACTGTGCTTGATGAAAGGGTCAGAAAGAATGAGATGACCAAGACAGACAGGGATAATATCATTAGCAAGTTCAGAAATGTGAATGTAGCAGATGCCCAAGCTTATAGAAGCCTGAGTTCTTATAGAGCTATTCTAGGAATGTCAGGACAGTGGACAGATGATATGGAACAGGCATATAACAATTTCAAGAATGGAGATTGGAATATAAAGGACTTCAATATCATTTGGCAGACCAAGAAGCCTTATGTCTATACACAAGTCAACAATAACAGTGGGGTTGAAGGGCATACTGGAATCAAAACCCCTGTGCAACATAAGAACTCAGAGTTTCTGTTACTTGCAATGCATGAGTTGGTAGCTGGCCCATTAGGAAGGTCAAGCAAGCTAAAAGCCATAAATAGGTTTATGGAGGATAATCAGATTGATGTGGTACAGTTTGAATCCACCACTAAGGTTGGGAAACAAGGTGTCATAGATTTGAATGATGTAAGTACAGAGGACGAAGTCACCCAAAGACTAAAGGATACTACAGGTATCGGATTTGGTAATGAGAATCCTAATGTAGTACATAAGGTATCTTATGAGGATTATGGTATTCAGACTGCAACTCCTGAACATGCTATTGATGCTGTTCAGTTGGTAGGTACTCAGATTAGAAAGCTAATTACTGCTGACATCTCTGATGACACAATCATTGAGGTTAATGGTAAGAAGATGACTAAGAAAGAGTGGCTTGACCTGTATAATGCCATCAATACTGAGAATATTCTTCAAGCATTTGCTGATGTAGATAAGATATTCAAAGACCCAAAGAAGGTAGAAGAAATCTTACTTGAAGAGATAAGAGGTAATCAAAGATATGGTATGGATATGATGAGGGCTTGTACTCTTGATGAGAACAATAACTTCAATATACCTCTCTTTGACCCTGTACAATCTCAAAGGGTACAGACACTTCTTAATAGTGTAATCAAGAGTAGAATCACTAAACAGAAGATTAGAGGTGGAGCTTTAATTCAGGTATCTGATTATGGCCTGACTGATGAGCTTCATGTAGTATTTGAAGGTGAAGGTGCCAACAAGAGAATCAAGTACCTTGAATGTTATATGCCTGCATATAGCAGAGAGTTCTATGAGCCTCTCATGGACCCAAATACTCACCAACTTGATGTGACCAAGCTACCTGAGGACTTAAGAAAGTTGATTGGTTATAGAGTCCCAACAGAGGATAAGTATAGTATGGCTCCTCTGTATATCAAGGGATTCCTGCCTCAACAGAATGGTTCTGCAATCATGCTTCCTGCTGAGATTACTACTCTGTCAGGTTCTGACTTTGATGTGGACAAGATGTATATCATGTTGCCTGAGTTCAATATATCCAAGGAAGTGAATTGGAAAAAGTTTACTGATTTGGTTATGCAGAATCAGGGATTCAGGAAGTGGGGCATAGACAATGTCAAAATGACTATTGACCAGATTAGGAATGGCAATATATCATTCTCTGAGGATACTCCTGAGATGCACCTGTTTGACTATTACAATAGCATAAAGGGGAGTTTGGTAGAGACTAAGATAAGAAAGGCCAAGTATGATTTCAGCAAATCTCCACAGGAGAATAGTCTTGAAGCAAGAAATAACTTGTTGATAGATATGATGTATGGGGTTCTCACTAATGCAGATACAGCTTCTAAGATTCTTAACCCCGGTGGTTTTGATTATCAAAAGAGGTCTGCAAGGATAATGACTATCCTAAATGATTCCTATGAGAGTGATTTGAGTACCGCTTTGCAAGCAATAGGAGTAAAACTTGATAAGACTGTTCAAAAGGATGGTAAATCTTATCCTAAGTCCATTGCTTCATACTTGTTTGACTTAGACCTTGACACTCTTGATAAGCTGGCGGAAAAGACTAAAGCCAAGATGGACCCATTATCTCCAAGAACTCAGGTAATGTTACATCAACAGAATATGACTGGTGCAAAGCTGATTGGTATATATGCCAACCATAATGCCAACCATGCCCTGATGCAGCACACCCAGCTATCTCTAGATGAGGAAAATGGTTCATTTACACTGAATGGAAAGAGACTTACATCTTTGCATGATGTCATGAATAGGGATAAGGAATTTATCTCAAAGAACAATGCTGGCTTCCTAGCTGCTTCTGTGGATAATGTGAAAGACCCTGTGCTTGCAGCACTTAATCAGAATACATTTACTGCTGATGCTTCTATGCTTCTTTCAAGGTTAGGTTACAATCCTATTGAAATAGGTTTGCTTATGATGCAGCCTATTGTCCAAGAAATCACTCAAACCTACTTTAGAGAGAGCAGAGAGGGTAAAGGCAAAGATACTATTATTGATGAGGTACTTGACAAGTACAAGGAAAGGGCTGCTCTCAATAGTGACTTGACTTATGATAATTACAAGAACAACAGCTTCTACATTGAAGAGCTTGCAGACAATATAATGCTTGCCAAGGAGGCTGTTACTGATAGGTCTCAGACTTCTGACTTTAGGAAGATAGAGTTCTACCAGAAACAAGTTGCAGTTGGTTATCTGTTCAAGAGAGTCATGAACTCTGCCAATGCTTTGGGTCAATTAGTACAAGCCACAAGGTCTGATACCCAAGGTGGTGCTGCTGGTCCTACTATTGCAGATACAGAGTTGAAGATGCAGAAAGTGAAAGACCTGTTAGACCAAATAGAGAATAATGACAAGTTCCCATTGAAGAATGCCAATGTCATATATGATGATTTGCTTGCAGATAATCCGGATACTGACACTCTTAGAGAAAGATTATTATCAGCTCCTCTCCCATTCTTACAGGCTTTCTATACCCTTGGCTTGCAGACATCAGAGAGAATGTTAGGTTCTTATTTCCCTCAATATACTGAATCATTCAGGGCTGTAATTGATAGCCTTAGAGACTTGACAAAGACTGGCAGGTTAAATGTAAAGACTATGAATAGTGTCTACAATGACTTGCTTGCCTATATAATGTCAAAGAATGGATTCTTTGGTTCTGAGCTGGTTGTAAACCCTGACTCTGAAGTAGGTGATATTATTGTTTCTTCTTCTGAAAAGAGAAAAGATTTCATCAATAACTTCCCTGCTTACTTTAAGAAGGTAGTAACAGACAATGAGGATATAGCTGACCTCGAATTTATTAAGAGACTCAGGGTGATAAGGGCAAATGACACTAATCCTGTGGACACTGTAGTGTTCAAGAATGTAGGTCAATTAAGTCCTACTTTAAGGGAAAGATATATGAGGGATTGGACATCTCTCCTATATATGTCTAATCCTGAAGCCCAGAGACTTGCTCTTAACCTGTTCAGGTACAGCTATTACAGGAATGGCTTCGCATTTGGTCCAAATACCTTCATCCACTTGGCTCCTGTGGCAGTGAGAAACATCATACCGGAGTATATAAGTACACTAAGAAGTCTTACATTATCCAATGATGATTACAGTCAATTTGTAGACCAATATGTCTATAACCACTTGGATAATAGGAAGTTGGTTCCTGAAGTTCCTGACACAGCCTCTGTTCAGTTCATAGGAGAGGATAATGAAATCAAGGATGTGGTTACATTTGTGATTGATGGTGATGCTACCTTTGGTGATAAGAAAGTCATCAAGAAAAGGATAGATACCCCTGATGGCCCAGTCTATGACTTCTTCAAGTATATAGGCAAGAGAATCAGAGGAGGGTATGTCTATTACAAGTTACTCTCATTAGGTACTGAGCAGGCCAATGTAGCAACCTATGAAAGGATTGAGCCATTAGGTTTCAGGAACAGTTTCATTGAATATGAGTATGGTAAGGATGCAGAAGAGATGGAAACTGTAATTGACAAGAACAGGAAGGATTATGACCCTTATGCAGATACATTATCAAGATTTGATGATGGGAATGTGGAAGTGGATTATGATTCCATGCCTGATTATCAAGATATTCCTCAAGTAGATGTGGATGCTTTCCAACAAGTATATGGCACTCCTCTTGATACCTCTGCTCCTAGAGTGGATGACATAATGTCCATTGAACCTAATACAGAATATAGAGATGCAGAGGGGAATACTATCTGTTAATAATCCATATTATATAAAGTTTACAAAAGTATGGCAAGAGATTGCGCAATTATTCCAACAGTAAAAAATAAAAATGGTCAAAAAGTGGGCAGCAAGTTATTCAAGGACTTGCTGTCCTTCACTTCCAATGATAGAGAACAGGCTAGGTACATATATGAAATTACAAAGTCTGACTATTTTGTAAGGAACTTTATGCCAAAATTAACATTGGATGAAAACAATGAGCCTACACTGAGAAGTTTATTAAAGCAAACTAATATTAGTGAGGTTATTCCTGAGTCTAAAGTACTTGAAGTACTTAACAGGGAGATTGGGTATTACAAGAGAGGAATGGACAGACCTGCTCTATGGATAGACAATGATAAGAACTACAAAGACTTAAAACAGAGAGCCATATATTTTAATCAAAACTCTGAGTTTAGGGATGATTATGTAGCCAGAGTCATCAAGATTAAGGACTATGAATCTCCAAGAACCTTTATAGGGATAAAGGTGGAAAGAAAGAACAGATTCAATTCCATTGATGCAGATAAGATGGAATACAATGAAAACCTTAATAATAGGTTGAGAAGTATTCTTGAATCCCATGGTATAGGGATAGGTGCTTTGACTGACCTTGAAAAGAGAATGGGTATTCATGGTGTGGCTGACTTTGATGTTGCAAGGAATGCAGCAGATGGTCTTATTGAAATGATTAGGCTTGCTAATGGTATCCAAGGTGAGAAGGCTCTTCCTGAAGAGTTTGCACACTTTGCCATTGAGGCCATGGGGGATAATCCTCTTGTGACAAGGCTAGTCAATAATATATCCTCTAATGGGCTGACAGGAGAAATCATGGGTGAGGACTACGATACTTATAATACACTATATCATGGTGATGAGTTTAAGCTGGCAAAAGAAGCTGCGGGTAAATTGCTTGCAAAGCATTTGCTACAAGGTGAAGATATTCCATCAAAGCCCTATAAAAATCTCCTGCAAAGAGTAATCCAAGCAGTTAAGGGTTTCTTTCAGAAACTCAGTGCAAGTCCTATCCAGAGAGCCATGAAGGAGGCTGACAAGAATTTCGGCTCTTTAGCAAGGCAGATACTTGATGGAAGCTTGGATGAGACTATCAATGTTGACAATATCAAATCAAGTGGAGTATTCTATAATACCTCAGAGAGGATAACTAGAGATAAGAAACTACTTCAGGAAATCATTGGCAATGAGCTAAAGAGACTGAAGATTTACGAAAAAAGAAACCCCAATAGCCAGTTTAGTGCCAACCAAAGGCTCCTTATTGATAGGTTGGATATTGAATTGGCTGATAATAATGAGATAGAAGGCATTTATACATTCTTGGAGAATGCACTTGAAGAGTTATCTAAAGTGAATAACAGGCTTACTATGTTACAGAATACTCCTGCCACTGATGTAAATGAGAGGGCTAGGGTATTAAGGGATGTGAGGAACTACTTATATAGTTACAAACACATTACTGATGACATAAGAAAATCCCTTGTTGATGAGGAAAAATATGAAGACAACAGATATGGTCAAAGAGTAAGGGTAGCACTTGACAATACAAGTACATTGCTTGGTGACCTGTTTGTCAAATATAATAATGTATCAATGCCTCTCTTTGTTGATTTTATCAAGCCCTTTGTAGGGGAAAGCATTACTGTCCCCTTTGGTAAGTTTAAGGGTAAAACCATGACCGCCGAGGACTTGGTCAAGGTGGCTGACAATGATATATCATTCTTTGACAGGTGGCTTGATTCTATGGCAGACTCATCAGACTACATGTTGAAGGTAATGGACCAAGCTGTCAAGAAGAGTAAGGAAAATGCAAGGCTTGAGACTATTAATGTCATGAAGGAGTTACAGGCTGCTGCTATTAAGCTGGAACAAGCTGGTATAAAGAATACTGACTGGATGTTTGAAAGGGACAGCAAAGGTAATCTGACAGGTAACTATATATCTGAGATTAACCAAGGCTTATTCAAAGAGAAAGTTAGGGAAATGTTCAAGGCTCTTAATGAGAAGTATGGGCATAATCCTGTTGGTGATTATGCAGAAAAGTACAGGAGGGAAAGACAGGCTTGGTTTGATGCCAATATGGAGATTGTTGATGGAAAGAAACAACCTAAGGTATCCATTTATGGCAATAAGGCTTATCAAAACCTGAATCCTGCTCAGAAAGAGTACTATAATAAGGTTATGGATATAAAGGCCAAGCTAGATTCATACCTTCCTGACAAGTATACTACCTTAACCAATGCAGTTAAGATTAGAAAAGATTTACTTGAAAGGGTAAAGTCTTCTGATGGTGTAAAGTCCGGAGCAAAACAAATATGGGAAAGTATAAAGGATGAGTTCATCAGAAGAACAGATGATACCGAGTTTGGTGATAGGGCTACTGTGAAAGACTTTGAAGGCAGAGAAGTGCAGGTACTTCCCATCTATTATACCAAGATGAAGAAGGGAGAAAGCCCCAATGACCTGTCTACTGATGTGACATCTACCCTTACAGCCTATGCTGCCATGGCAAATGATTTCAATGAGATGGGTAAGGTAATTGATGTTCTTGAACTTGGCAGGGATATGCTAAGGGAAAGGGAAATAGTACAAGTAAGAGGAGGTAAACCTCTTGCAGAGAAGTTCAAATCTGTAGGAAGAAAGGTAGAATCAGTATTGACTAAGTCAGGAGATGAGACAAGATTCATGCAGAGATTAAATGATTTCTTTGAGATGCAGGTATATGGCAGGTATATGGCAGATGAGGGAACATTTGGCAATACCAAGATTGATAAAGGAAAGGTAGCTAATTTCGTTAATAGGATGACTTCTCTTAACACATTAGCAATTAACGTCTTATCTGGTATCTCCAATGTGGCTACTGGTGGAGTAATGATGAGGATTGAGTCTTTCTCCGGAGAGTTCTTCAATGAATCCAATACTCTTAGGGCTGACAGGAACTATGGTCAGACATTGCCTGAATTCCTTGCAGAGATTGGCAATAGGGTGAAAACAAGCAAGCTTGCCTTGTGGGATGAACTATTCAATGTTATGCAGGAATATGAAACTGATGTCAAGGAAGTAAACTTTGACAGGAAGACATGGTTTAGCAGAATGTTTGGTACATCTGCATTATTCCTTATGAATAATGCTGGAGAACATTGGATGCAGAATAGAACCTCATTGGCACTTGCAGATGCTTATAAAATGAAGGCTCCTGATGGCAAAATAGTATCTTTATGGGATGCTATGGAAGTAGTCCCTATTGATAAGAATAATAAGAAGTTAGGTGCTAAACTTCAATTAAAGCAAGGTTATACTAAGGAAGATGGCTCTGCATTCACAAAGGATGATATTATAGCTTTCAGTAGAAAGTCCGCTGCTATAAACCAAAGAATGCATGGTATCTATAATAAAGCTGATAGAAATGCAGTACAAAGGCTGGCTATAGGTAGAATGGCAATAATGTTTAGGAAGTGGGTGAAACCCTCACTTAACAGAAGGTTCAAATCAGCTTCTTACAATATGGACTTACAAACTTGGACTGAAGGTTACTACATAACTACAGGCAGGTTTCTATGGCAGTTGGCACAGGAACTTAGAAAGTCCCAATTTGATATAGTATCAGATTGGAACAAATTATCAAAAACTGAAAAGGCTAATATTAAAAGAGCAGTTACTGAGGTTGCCCATTATTTAGCGATAGTGGCAGTACTTGGAATGATTGATTGGGATGATAAGGATAACAGACCTTGGCTTACTAAGATAGTAGAATATCAACTTAGAAGACTAAAGACAGAAACTGGTGTTTTAATCCCAGGAAAGCCTATGGTTGATGAAGGATTGAAAATTATGAAATCCCCAGCAGCAGCCGTCCAGACAATTCAATCTACTTTAGATTTAGTTGGGTTGATTAACCCAATGAATTATGAAGTGTTTGCAGGTGAGGATGCTCTTATACAGTCAGGACAGTTTAAGGATAAGACTAAGGCTTATAGACTCTTAATGAAAAGTCCATTAGTTCCTATGAGAAGTACTATTACAAGAGGTATAGACCCTGAATTGGCTATACCTTATTTCAAGCAATAATTAAAATGGGAAGGGATGTAGTCTAGAAGATAGGGTCCTAAAGCCTATGATTAATGATGATGGCTATGAGTTAGTAAACTTAAAAAGTAGCAATCATATTGCTAAATGGCATTCTGTACACAGATTAGTAGCAATACACTTCATTCCCAATCCTAATGATTATAAAGAGATTAATCATAAGGATGAAATTAAGAACAATAATATTGTGTCTAATCTTGAATGGTGTACAAGAAAATACAATGTTGGATATGGAACTGTTAAAGAGAGACAGTCTATTAATAAAAGAGGACAATCAAATAGCTGGCTTAATAAACCTGTTCTACAATATAGCTTAGATGGGAAATTTATAGCAGAGTATAATTCTACTACTCAAGCAGCCAAGGAACTGTCTCAGACCTTAAATAAAGATTGGGAGAAGATAAAGAAAGCAATTAATAATCAGCTAAGGATATACCCTAATGGTAAATCCTATGGCTATAAATGGAGATATAAATTATGAGTGAATTAGCTGCAACAGTAATTTGTGCTGGTATATTTTGGTGGTTATTTAATCCTAATAATGCCAGTAAATCTAAGTGAATTGTTAATGATGGAAGTAGGGGGAGTGAGTAGATTAAGTTCTACTCCTCCTCCTATTTTTTTTTAATTTTTTTTTTTACCTAATAAAATAGGGCAAGGTGATTAACCCTGCCCTAATAAAAAATTTCATCCTATTGACTAGAAGGCTATACACTTGATGGCTTGGTCTCTTTCTTCTTGGGAAATTGAATCAAACTTCTCCTTAGTCCAGCCCTTCTTCAACAAGTTCTCTTTAATAGTGTCATCCATCATATCAAATGTGGTCAATGTTCCTTTAGGAAGCTTCCTATACCTAGTATCATCATTGGTTCTACTGTAAGTGCCAACATTATTGGTAGCTGATTTTACTTGGTTGGCAGTAGGAACTACTATTTCCTCAAATTTACCTTCTGCACCACTGTATAGAACACCGTCATATTGCTTCAGTTCATCAGGAGCATTTTCTCTATTGAACATGTTTGCTATTTCACCTCTTCTAGTGGACTCATTCATGTCTAAAGTACTATCCATACCTACAATGAATGGGTTCCTCATATTGACAAACAGCTCCATAATATTACCATATTGCATAGCCTTGTTCTTTACAGAAGACAAGTATAACCCCTTACCATAATATCCTTCATCTGTAGCAGAACCAAACAGATTTGGGTCATATGTAGTCCATTGGCTGTTGGTACCATGATATACTACCAGAGGTTCACCGTTTTCATCAACCACCTTACTAGCTTCCTCAGGATTATTTTCCCAGTCCCCAAACCATTCTTTAAATGCTTTGGTTCTTACATGGGCATATTGCCTTTCAGTAAGGTTTGAGGGTTTCTTATTAGGTGCCAATAAATTGCCCTGCTCATCCCTTGAATTTTTTAGTATATCCAGCATTTCCGGAGTATACTCCTCTTGTCTAAGTCTGGATTCATCAAGAGATTTAATCTTTTCCTCTTTATTAGCATATTTCCCTTCATTAATAGCCCTGAAGTAGTAGATAGAAGATGGCCTGAAGTCTTTCCAGTATCTAGTCTTGATGAATAATGACTTAAAGAAGTCCATTATCTTTCTTCCTAAGCTTCTGGTATCCTTTCCTCCTTGCATCACAAATGTTCTGAAATCCTCAGCCAGTTCTTCTTCCAGCTCAAGGTTACCCATATTAGGATGCTTTCCTCTATACTCATTCAATAATACTGTTCTCTCATTATTGTCTAGAAGGAGATTAAACACAGCATGGAATGCTTCATGGTATGCAGTACCTTCAGCAGCTATATCAGATAAAGTGACAACACCTTTATCAAATTGACCCCAAGCCAATGCTCCTTGCCTTCCTACTTTAATAAGACCCTTTACTATATGTACCCTATCACTTTCACTTAATTGAGGCAATGTCTTTGCAATCCAATCAAGCTCTTTTTCCTGATTCCATGCAGTAGCTTCTGTGGAGTCTACTCTTCTTAAAGTAAACTCATCCTCAAACTCCTCATCATGGTTATTGATTGCCTGCTCCTTTTGTGCAGTGTAAGCAGCACCTGTTTGAGTATTGCCTTGGTTAACAGTAGCAGGAGTTACTATATTGGTAATAGGAGCTGTATTAACAGTAGGAACCTCATCAGGATTGAATAGCATAGTCTTTTCATTAGACATATCCTTAACCTTTTGTGGCTTGGCACTTAAAGCTTTCATTATAACATTAAATGCTTCCTCATCTGATTTACTAAGTGTTCTGGTATCCACAAGCTTACCATTTGGTAATACCACAAAGTAAGAAGATGACTCATTCATTTCACCCTCTCTGCCAAATCCCCTGTCTCTTTCCTTTGTAATGTATATAGGAATACCTTCTACCTCACCAGCCTTCTTGATATATCCTTTATATAATTTCCCATCCTTCTCATAATAACCCACAATAGAATCTTTTCCCAAAGAGTTTTCAGGCAGAATCCTATCTACAGGATTCTGAGTTTCCAATGAAGTTTCAAAGATAGGCAGTACTTGCTGGTTCTGTGCTGGAGTAGCAGGAGTTTCAGCAACCTTATTTACTTCAACAGAACTAACCAAAGGTACATTTACAGCAGGATTATACTCAACAGGAATGCCTTTCTCACTTTGTACTGCTGATACATTCTCCCTATCATAGCTCAGCACAAATGGCATTATAGCCAGTTTGGTAATCGGGGTTCCATACTGGGATTCAAACAGGTTCTTGTATGCAGACAACTGTAAGGTATAGTAATCCTTTGCACTCATTCTTTGAGTGGCAGATGGGGTGGTAAAGTAATTTACCTTGTGTCCATATCTGTCAGTAAAGTCATAGAAGCTGTATCTGCTTGACTTCACATCATAGATTCTAAAGTTACCATCCTTATCAACTGATAGAATATCAACTTCTCCTGCAACTCTTGTACCATCAGGATATTTCTGATACAATATAATATTATCAGCAAGAAACCTTTCTCCCATATGCTCCATATTTGATTTGACCCTATTAAGAGTAGTAATCAAATCCATGAAGGCATTTTCTGACATATTAGATGGCTTGACTATCCTTGACACATCTCTTATAGTGAAATATTGCCTGATAATACTATCTACTGCTGAGCCAGCATCCAATGCCCTTTGTGAGTTGGTACCAGACATCTTGTCCCTTACTATGTTCACAATAGTGTCCCTACTCTTGGCATCAGCCTTTCCTTGGTAACCATCAAGGCTAATCTTGTACTTATTCTCAAGGAATTTCAAGTAATTGTCATATTGTGCTGGAACATCAACCAACTGTGATAACTTGGCTCTCACCTGAGTTAAAGCCTCTGTTTGCTTAGAGGACTCTGTCCAGTTAGAACCTAATCTACTGTGTACTCTACTATATTGGTGATACTCGCCGTCATCTTCAAGCACATAATAGAACTCGCCATCAGTCCTTGTCTTGTCAATCCTTCTTTGATTCTCATATATCTCACTGATAATCTTCTTGGACTTGGCAACCTTGTCCTCTCTCTCCTTCTTCTTTCCTGCAATAGTATCCTTCACATCTTGTGCCTCTTGTCCTGTGATATACTTCTGTGAAGTCCTGTCAAGAACCTGACCATTAGGTGTAAGAACCTTATTGTCTACCATTATTGATGAGTCTGTGAAACTCCCGAAGTTATCTTGTGCCCAAGCTAAATCAAACAGTACCCTATTGCTATCAGTAACTTTTACATTCCTACCTTGCTCATCCCTGATAGTATTTGTCTTCAAATCTACAAAGTAAGGCTTGTTTGTAAATGCAGATACTATTCTTGTACCTGAAATAGCACCCTCAGTACCACCTACAGGAGTCTCAATCTTCCTCTTAGGCTGAGGAGCTACTGAGGCTGGACTTACAGCCTGATGGAGATTACCTTCATCATCAAAGTAATCAGTTGTAAACCAAGTGCTTCTTACTGAAGCTTCAGTAATATTTGAGGTAAGAATGTCAGAATTGATAAGCCTGTTATTGTATGCACCCTCATTAATCCTCTTTGTACTGACTTGTAAAGGAAGGTTGAATTTAATAAGGTGCCCAAGTATTTCATTGTATATATCATCAGGGTCTTTAGGAGCATTGAAAGCACTTGTATCACCTTGTTCCTCTGCTGCTGTTATATCCCATTCTACTCCTGAAATGATAGCAGTCTTACTCCCTGTAGAGAAGTATATATCATACTTATCTTCCTTGATTTGCTCCTTACCATCTATGATAACTTTCTCATAAGTACCATCTGGCCTTTTGACCTTCTTACTAATTACAATACCATCACCTGACTTGCTACTAAACCAAGTAACCATTATATCCTGCATATACAGGTCTTGTGCCAAGTCCTGCATTGCAGCAGACACATCACCTTGTGATGTAGCCATAGACAGGTTGTTAATCGCATTTTTTATATCCTCTCCAACTGGAGTAGAGCTTACTGAAGGGTCATTTAAATTGAACTCCTCATTATTGAAGTGCTTAACCCTTACAGCAGCAGGTGAATACTTTCCAGCCCCATTAGGAACAAGTAGATATAGTCTGCCTTCCTTTTGGCCCATATCTACTGGCTTGATAACAAGACTGTCATTAACTTTGCCATTAGTTGTCAAAACTCCATTCTTGATGATTCCAAAAACAGGTCTTCTGTCTTCTGATGATACATTAGGGATGTCTTTAAGACTTCTTTCTGTACTACCATAAGGAATTCTGCCTACCATCATCTTGGATACTCTTGTAACAGGTGTGGCAATGAATTTACCAGCCTTATTTTCTCTGTTAGCAAACTCATCTTTTATCCTCTCTTCAAGTCCCTTCAGTCCCTCATATCTTGAAACACTGTAATCAGACTCATCCAAGCTGCCAACTACTTGGTTATTCTTCCTATCTATAATGAAGATGGTTTTGTCATTGAAGTCTGGGTCAATCATAAATCCAAGTTCATCACCTACCTTCAAGTTACCTTCATTTAAATATCTGAATGTATCCTGGTCTCTAAGATAACCATAGATACCAGAGAAGTCCACTCCCTTTTCCCTTTCACCTACTACAACATCAAATGGCCTAAAGTCACCTTCCTTGCTTGCTTCTATATGTAACTCAGGTATGGCAGGTCTATAGAACTGGTTGACTCTGTCCCTACTTGGCCTCTGTGGAGCTTCCACCCTTTCATTGGCTTTCTTATTCTCCTCATTAACCATTTCAGGAGTTACATTGCCAACAGGTACTTCTGTTACAGGCAAGTCCTCACTACTTGTCACTACAGGGACAGTAGGAGTCCCACTGTCTCCAGTAGTGTCTCTTCTATTATCTCCTCTTGTGGTACCTTCTCTTTTTTCTACAGGTTTCCTATATTCAGGAGAGAACCTATCCTTGAATCTATTATCATCATTTACCTGGGACATTGCCTTTTGCAGGGCATATTGAGCTTCTTGGAATCTTGTTGTAGACAACTCAATATCTCCTTCAGAATCTTCATCAAAAGCATTATCGTTATTAATGAATATGGAGTTGGGATTGGCCATCTGTTCAAGATTCTCAGAGTTATTGAATTGGTCTTGAAGGAGTTTAATAGCATCTTGCTTTACTTGTGGCTCTTCATCTGAGGATTGTATAATCCTACTGACCTCATTATTATATTGTGAGGTTTCTCTATAGTTCTTGGCCATCTCATTACCTTCATCTTCCAAGTCTTTCAGGGTATTATTCCTGTTTACTATATCATCTTGGTCATCCAAGATAGCTCTGAACTCTTGTAGATTCTGTGCAGAACTCAAAGAAGCTTTCAGGTCATTTGATTTCTTCTCAGCTTCTTGTTGTGCAGCTTGTTCACCTGCCTTTATATGGTCTTCTATCTGCTTCTGAGGATTTCTGAGGTACTCATTAAGTTTGTTGTTATATACCTCTGAGGCATTTCCTAACTTGACAATATCATTAATCTTGGTTATAATGTCTTCTTTCTCATCCCCACTAAGCACAGTATCATCAACCTCATTAATCTCATTGATTAATCCCTTGGTAAACTTAGGATAGTCTATCAATGTTCTAGGCAAGACATTATCCTCCTGACCTTTTACAAAGCTAAGAGTATTTATAGCTTTCTCAATGGCTCTTATATTATTGTCTGCCTGTTGATACCCTTCAGATAATCCTTTATGAGACTGACCCTCACTGCTCCTTACTTGCTGATTGAATCTAAGGAATGAATTTAGATTGCCTATCACATTACCAATAGCTGACTTTACCTCTCCAGACATAGCTGTAGCCCTTTCAGCCCAATTACCAATTTGGGACTTCATCCAAGTCAGTTCCTCAAGTTGGTCATCTGATAATTGCTGACCTGTCCTAATATCAACGTCATCTCTTATCTTCAGATAATCACTGATAGTCTTGGTCATTTCATCATGATTCTGCTGTAGTTTCTCTATCATCTCCTGTTTGCCTTCTGGAGTAGCATACATGGGGTTTCCATTCTTATCTACAAATGGACCAACCTTAGAACCATCTTCAAGGGTAGTTGTGGTATTCTCTACAATAGAGGCAAGATTCTCATCTGATGTATCAAATGCAGCATCAATAAGTGTGTTAAGGTCTTCCATCCTTCCTGCATTATCAAACATGGCAATATCAGATACCAACTGGGCATGCTCTGCATTTTTGAAGTTGAACTCATCACCCTGCTCAGCAGCTCTATTCATATCATTTTGATACTTATTATGCCTGATAAGACCTTGATAGTAGTTCTTAAACTCAGGAGAATTTACTCTGTCATTCATGTAGTTGGCAATTCTCTCTTCCCTTGCCATCCTCTCATTGTAATCTCTCCACTCATTTATAGCCCCACCCTCAATGGTAATAGGAGATTGGATACCTCCCTGCTTATTCCTCATGCTTCTGAATCTAGGCATACCCAGTGCACCTGTAAGGGCACCAATAAAGAACTCTTCCCAAGAAGACCCCTCATTGACAGTCTCATTTACTCCTTGGGCAAATGCCTTAACCCAATCCAATGTTTCTTGTGAGGCTTCAGGGTCAGTCTTTGACTTGTAGAAGTTGTTTACATCAGTTGAATAGTAATTGCCTGCTGTCCTGCTTGCTATACTCTGTGCCATCTCCTCAGCACCTTCTGACAGGGCACCTCTTGTTATGGCAGCAACAGTTCCCAACCTTGTAGTACCAGCAGTATATTCCCCTGCTTTTCCCATTATATTGGTAGTCTTTCTTGCAGTCTTGAATCCATTGGCATACAGTTTGCCAAACTGAGTTATATTGGAAGCCAACAGGACAGGTATATTCATGAGCAAATCCGCATTACCCATCTTTAACCTGTCCTCACTCAGCTTCTCCAATGCCTCATTATATGCTTGGCTTTCAGCAGATACAAGCTGGTTATACATTTCAGTACCACCATAAGCATCCCCTATAGCCTGCATCCTTTGATTATACTTGTCATCAAGCTGTGCCTTTTGCAACTCAAACCAATCCTTACTATTATTCAGGGCCTCTATTCTTCCCTCATTTACTGAGGAGATAGTGGCTCCTACAGCAGAATTGACTATTGCTGGAGCCTTTGATGAGTTCTTAATGGCTCCTATTAATTGAGGCAGTTTGGAGGCTTTCAATCCAGCAGCAGTTATATTACCGCTATAGAAGGCACCTACACTGAATCCTAGATTCTTGATGAACTTGTCACCTATGAAGTTTGCAGTAAAGATGTTCTCATACCAAGGCTCCTCCTGCTCATCTCTTGTATAGTAATTAGGTAGTGCCTCTTCAGACCATTCATTGACTGATTGCATAGCCTTGGAAAAATCATTATCCCACAGACCAGACCATCTCCCCTCATTTATTGCAGTGCCTGCACCAAGCACCAATCCTACAGTACCATCAAGAAAGGTAGTACCTGTCAACACAGCTCCTTTGGCAAGACCTGCCCCTAACTGGGCATACCAAGGCTGCTCTATGGCTCTGACTTCATTCAGGTCATCAGCCTGACTGACAAAGTTTATGTCTTCATCATAGATGCTTTGTCCATATCCTTTGTCAGCCAGCTCTATGCCTACCTCCTCAGAGGTGGAAGGTGCCAAGGACTGTTGTAATGCCCTTGTACCTCCCAATACACTCAATTCAAACTCTCCCATTTCAGGGACCCTGTTAAGTCCCTTAAGTCCTTTAAGACCTACAGGGCCTGTCTTTGTTATATCTTGATACTCCATATTTACTTATCCTCCAACTTTAGAACTGGTCTCTGTCAAGGATTGGTTATATCCACCCAATCCTATAGAACTTATACCTTCCATAAGAAACATTTCTTCATAATCCTCTGCCTCTTTCTCAGTAAATCCCTCAGACATCAACTCTTTAATCCTTCTGTCATATAGCCTGAACAGGTTACCCAATTCCCCTGATATAAGGTCAGGATTAAATGCAACCTTTGACCCATCCTTATAAGATACTATCACCTTGTTCCTGTGCTTGGTACTATGACTGAAATCCACTATAGGATTGTCCTCAGTTCCATAATCTTCAGGATTGAACTTCTTGGAAGTCTTGTTAAAGTTCTTATCCAAGATAGTCGCATTTTCTGCAAATGGCTTCTCCCAGTTTTCTTGGTTACTGATGTTATGGGTTAATACTTTTGACAGATACTCAGGGTCTCCATTCATGAAATATTCAGTATAGGACTTGGCAGAGGCATCTATTATGTTATCCATATTCTTGAAATCCTCAAGAGAAGACTTGTTAGTATAACCCATGGTCTTCAAAGCATTGTAATCCTCATCTGATATAACCTTTATATCATTTCCATACTTCTTCTTGAGGGCAGACATAGCATCATTTTCCACTTCAGACCAAGGCTTAACCACACCATATTGAGCCTGATACAACTCAGTTCCTCTACCCGGTCTTGTAGCTCCTGTCATCTTCTTATATTCCTCATATACTTCCAAAGGATTATAATTTCCTCTCTTACCAAAGTAAGATGCCTTTAATCCCTTACCTTGCACATTCAATTTGTCTCTTGTCTGCTTCATGCCATATAAGGCACCATTAGCTTCCAAGTGTGAGAATGTCCTAGGCTTATAATTCAATGTTGGAGTGGGATTGTCTAAAGCTTTTAATCTCTTCTGCATAGCTTCCTGTGCTGATAACTTGGCTCCATAATCCTCATAAGGAGATACTTGGGTCTGACCAACTGCCTGATATAATGCTGGAGCTACTCTACTGAAATAGTCCATAACAGCAGCTTTGTCTGACCACTTGCCTACTCCGGAAACATTAAGCTCATCTTGAAGGATAGAATTAAGGACTCCATTAGTATCCACATCAGTGTCTCCGTTAATCAGTCTTTGAATGTCATTGATGGCCTTTGCTACATCAGTATCCTTATATCCGTGTTCTTGTAGCCAAGTCTTGACATAAGGGTCAAGTCTCTTGCCATTTCTGTAGTCTCTTAATCCTTTGGATAATGCAGAAGCAGTAGTAGCTACCCTCTTGAATCCCTCTTGGCTATTAGCCTGATTGAATCTTATAGAGGGATTATTCAGGTATCTGTCTAATGATGCTGTAGAAGCATCTCCTTCATATACCATACCAGCAGCTCTTCCCTTATATTGTTCTGCTGCCTCTTCTGTCCTTGCCTTATATGCTTGCTCAATAGGAATAATTTCCTTACTGTACCTTGCTCTCATGTTAAGCATATTCTTCCTACTTACAGCATTAAGTCCTTCACTTGCAAGCTGACTGGCTTGATTCTCCAAATCATTTGCATAGGTCTTGTACATCTTATAGGTATATGGGTCAGTCTGCTCATTGGCTAAGCCATCCCATATACCAGCCTTTGTAGACAAGTCAGTATATTGTTCCTCAATTTCCTTATAATTCTGACCATATATTTGATATGGTTGCAAGTACCTGTCAAAAGAGAAAGGCTGGAACTTGCTATTTACAACCAAACTATAATTTGCCATATTAGTAAGTGAGACCTCCTCTTCTCTTCTTTAATTTTCCTCCTTTAGAATACTTGCCTCCTGCTACAGACATCTTGTAATCCTCCCACTCTTCTTTACTCCATTCCTTAGGTTTCTGGCTTAGAGTACCAAATACCCCTGAGTTGATTAGCATATCCCTGTCAGACCTGTTATAAGCATCTATTCCTATATTACCCAATGAGTCAAACAGATTAGTCAGGTTAGCACTCATACTTGCACCTCTTCTTGCATCTATTGCATCTCTCATTGCCATAGCTTGTGTAATACCACTTAGCCTTGTACTTCCTGCCTTTAGTGCAGCCTCCTGATTAGCCATTGCAGCTTTAAGCCCCATCTCAGAGTTTGCTTGATTGGTTCCTCTATTAAACTGCTCTACCATCTGTCTCTGTGCCAAGTTATACTCCTCAGCCTGTCTTGCCAAGTCTCCCAACTTGCCTTGTGCATTATAGTCTGCTGCAAGTAGTGCAGCATTCCTTGAAGGACTTGAAGAGTTCATAATAGCTCTTCTTGTTGCACCAGCCTGTGCACCAAGCTTATTTATATAAAAGTTCCTGTCAAGTGGTTTATATTGCAGATAATTCCCTATTGGCTTATAGTTTACAGGGACATAATTACCTACTTTGTTTGCAGCCTCTATGATTGCATCAGGTCCTGTATAATCAGGCCTGCTGAATATACTTTGACCCAATCCTATTGCAGAACCTACTACAGGTGCATATCTTAGCCAAGTAGCATCAAATCCTCTTCTATCTGTATTACCCTTTCTTTTGGGTACCCTAACTTTAGCAGGAGTTGTACCTTCCACATTAGAAGGTATATCATATCCTACTTCACCAATACCTGATATTTCCATAGGAGACAGGCCACTAAATCCTGCATAAAGCCCATCAATACCTATAGGCTCTATGGTAGAAGGTATGTCATAATCCACATATTTAATCATGCTGGGTCTCTTTGCTGTAGCTGTAACCTCTGGCATCTCTCCTGATTTCCAAGAACCAAACACCGGAGTATATGTGTAATCATCAGGTATAAGACCTCCCTCTGCATATTGTACTCCTTCAAGTCCATATTGCCCCTGTCCTCTAAGAGCCTCTTGCTCCTGCATTAACTTTATGAGGCCATCTTCCAGCCCCCTCTTGCTTATTGGGTCATTGGGCCTTTCCTCAGACTCCTTTTGAATCCTTTTGGCAGCATCTGCAAATGTCAGACCTTTGCCACCCTTCAATTTATACCTCTGCTTCACTGAATCAGGTACTTTAATCCTGTTACTAAATACATAATCATTATAAATCACCTCTCCTTCTTCCACAAGATTAGGTATTCCATTATAATCAACCCCAATCTGTACTCCTTCATGTGGATTCTCTTCATGGTATCCTCCATTATTTATAACAGTGACACCATTGGTAAAATCTGCTCCATGAGTACCCATGAGGCCACCATCTCCAAATGGATTAAAGGGTATTTGTATATTAGGTTTGGTAATAGTTCTCATATTATAATCTGATAAGTCAGACAGACTGGGAGTGTGCATCTTGTCATATACAGACCTTGCCTTCTTTCTTTTAGAGGTTCTAGAGAACTCCTCTCCCCTGACATATCCTCTTTCAAATGCAGAAGAGGAAGCCTCAGGAGTATTGGATTTCTTGAAATTGTTCAGACTTCTCTTACTCAACCAATTCATCCTATCTACACTATTAAGTGTATTTTCCAAGTAGTCCATTTGGCTAGGCAGATAAGAGCTTTCAGGTATTCTGGCACCTCTCCATTGCATGATTCCATGTGCTCCCTTTCCACCACCTCTGGGATTATAGGCATAGGGATTGAACCTTGATTCCCCATATATTGAACTGTATACAGCAGCCTTTTGAGAGTTATTAAGTCCCATGTTATTTACCCTGTCTGCTATATAGGCACTGTAAGGCAAAGTAAACTCTTCATCTATCCATCCTCCATCATCATGTTTCCACTTTCTAGCATTCAAGGCAAAGGTAGCCATCTTCTTTTGTGCAGGAGTACCATGCTCCTTGAACCAAGATGCTGACTTTCCAGTCCTCTTTTTAAGGGCAGTAAACTTGCCCCTGTTCTCAGACTTGATATGAATCTTACCTCCCTTTGCCATGTAATTGGACATAGCTCTTAAATCATTCATCTTATCGGCACTTTCTATTGCATTATCATAACTTAGCAGTGCCCTGCCTCTGGCTATCTCCTGTTCCTTCTTCAACTCATTGTATAAATCTTCTGCCTTGTCACTGAACAATCCATCTTTCCCAATATCTGATTGGGAGAAGTCTGCTCCAAAGTCCTGATTAGACCATTGATTAAGTATAGAGTCATTGCTACTGCTATCAACTTTAACTGTACTCAGGGCATTATTGGAGTTTCTGACATTATTGACATTTTCCTCATTAATCTTTGAACCGAATAATGCATTGGTTATACCACCTATCAACCCAGTACCAGCAGACACAATGCCTCCTAATAAAGGGTTGACTGTGCTAATGGCAGAACCCACAGTACTTCCTACTTTATTGACTGCATTGCCTGCTCCTGAACTTAGTCCATTACTTATTAAACCATTTGCTGCATTACCAGCAGGGCCTAATAATCTAAGACCTAGTTTACCTAAGTTTTCTTTGGTAAAAAGCTTGCTAATGTCCCATATACTACCACCATCATCATATCTATTAATGATACCAGTAGTAACAGGACTATTGTGTTTCCTTATAACTTTTCTATTAACCATGTTATAATAATTTATTTGCAAAGATAAGTAAAGTATCAGAATTATACAAGAATATTATTTAAAAAGTAAAGGGAAGATAAGTTTATTACTTACCTTCCCTTTAGGCTATCTCCATCAAGTTATTCAAAGTAGTGCACCACCATATCATGCAATATGGTCTTATTTGTATTTTCAGATTCCATAGATAGCTTAAGATATAACCAAGGATTTCTCATCCTGTCTTTATTGTTTGATTTATCCCTTGGTATATTAGCCCTCCATATCCTGAACTTCTTCTTGAGACTTGAAGGTCTTCCAAGTACATGGGTAAGCTTGGATTCGCCACTTTGGTATTCATTCCAAACACTAAGAGTATCATAGGTTGTATCCAATAGCTTACCTTCACTGTTCCAACTGTCTGCCCTGAACTCAAGAGTATTGAATATCTTATCCTGGGTCATATCAGGATTGGATATGACAGTAGTATAGAAAGGCTGGTAACTGTTAAAGAAGGTATTATAATCACCTTCATTGTGCAGCCATAGCTTCCCATCCTTTACCCACAGTCCCCTGTCTAGTATATTGGAGAAATATGGCACATTCTCATAGCTGTAGAATGAAGAGAACTGGCCTAATGGTTCTGAAAATGCCAAGCACTCATCCTTGCTTATGAAGAATACATCTCCATTTACCTTATCATAGTATGTTACAAATCCACTAAAGTCTTTAGGATTCCATACATTTATTCCAGTTGACCTACTGTTAATCCATGAATGGAATCCAAGCCTATCAGAGATGTTATCCAACTGGTTGTTGAGTAGGAAGATACCTTTGGTAATATCATCTATAAAATAGGTACCATTAGGTGTCCTGCATATAGACCACTTATTAGAACATCCTATACTATCAGATAAGTACCTCTTACCAGTAACTTTTCCACTGTTGGCAATTTCAATAGGCACTCCATTAGTGGGAGAAATCTGCACATTCTCATTATACAATATCTGACTAACGCCTTTATCTTGAAAAGCAAGGATATTATTATTATGTATTCTCAGAGCTGTTATACTACCCTTATCACCATCAAAATCAAGAGTGGATGCAAGAGTGATATTGGTCCAAGCATCAATAAGTTCTCCAGCAGTCTTAGTCTTAGTCCAAGTAACCACATTAGGAAATTTGTTCAATACTGAAGTATCATCAGTACTTACCTTATAGGTAAAGAAGTTATCCTTTTGATTGTATACTTGATTTAGCTTGTTAAAGTTCTCAGGGGTTATATATAGATTAGAAGTATTGCCTCTATTATTGTCATACCTGCCATCTAGATTTACCCTTGTCTCACACATAAATGACATTATCTCAGTCACCGAGTTTTCATCTTCCAAAGTAAATGGATAAGTCTTTAAATGGTCATATCTTTGGAAGTATGTGTCTCCTTCCAAGTACTTTACAAGATAAGTATGGCTGGAGTCATCATCATAGAAATAGGTAGTTTCTCCACATGGTAACCATTGATTACTCTGTATAGCATCATCAGACTCTCCTCCAAACCTATTAGTGACATCACTTCTGTATAATTCTGCTAACCACCACCAGCCATATTGGATACTTTTAACTGTCTTATTAGGACCAGTACCTACAAAGTCTCCTATAACATCCTGAGACACAGAGTTGTATACTTCCAAAGTATCCCAGAAGTTAGGGGCACCATCATGAGTTATTGCAACACGGTTTACAGGCCAACTACTAGATGTAGGCTCTCCATAATCATTACCATCTATGATAGTAGGCAAAACCTTATATGAGTACTTACCCAAGTTGTACTTGTCTTCAAGTACAATAACAGCATGAGGGGTAGACTTGTACTTTATGTGTACAGGGTCATATGCCTTATTTATTGAGTTATCAGTGAAAGGTATGGTAGGTGTAAAGTCACCAACATATATGTCGTGGTTAGTATATGAGGTATCATTCTGATTATAGGTGGAAGATGTTACAATCTGGTAATAATCACTACCTGAATATTCAGTATTTGAAGTAATCTTATCCACATTTCCATAGTACACTAAAGTACCTTTTCCAGAATGCTCCTGAGCCTTCAATTTGAGTGGAGTAACCTCGTTTGAATTAAAAATCTGTGCATCTGCAAGTTCCCCTGAATCCCATGTACTAGTACTGCTAAGGTACAGGTTAGTGGCAGAGAATTTCAAATTGGATAGCCTCTTATACTGTAACTTGGCAGGTCTATATCCATTCTCATCTGCCCAGCCTGTACCATCAAGACCTCCACTCCTATGCCAAGGATATGTGGCAAAGCCTACCTGCATCCTTCTATATTGTGAGGGCATAACACCACCAAAGTCTCTTTGAATATTATCTATCCAGTTGATATTAGCCAATTGGCTTCTGAATGCCCAAGGGGATATGTTGACACTACCACAAGACTCCTTATAAAACCCTGTTGGTGGGAACTTCTCATTATCTGCGCCAACCATGGTAGTTCCTGTGGTAGAAGTTACAATGTCAATATCCCCTACACTGGCGGTTACCAAAGTTGCACCTATTATCCTCAGCTTACACTTGGAAATATCATAATTCTCAACTTCACTGTTAAATTCAATATCTGGGGAATGAAGAGTAACTATTGATTGGTCTACAAAAAACTCATGTTTATGCTTCTCCACATATTCACTAAAATCTGTCAGCAAATGGTTTCCTCCTGCAAGGCGTGGAGTGGCAGGAGGGTAGGATATATTCTGTATCTCCGCATTCCTATGAGTGTTTCCCGGTATAGGACTACTATGCCTACACTCAGCCCAAGTACCTGTATCAATCAAGGAAATATTTATATTAACCGACTCATTAGGAGAATAAAACTGCTTATCATTATTTATTATACCATATCTTGACAAGGTTTGGTCACTATATAATGCCTTTTCAGGAACGTCAAATATAGGTGACACATCTGGCAAGCCTGCATCCCCAGACTCTGACCTCATCACATCAAAGGGAATGTTGGGTCTTGAGAACCAAGAAGACTGTACAAATGGGGAATTACTGAATCTGTCACCAACATTATAAACAGTGGGACATAAAACTCCTTGGCATATTACTTCTCTATCCCCTATAGAGGGATATACTATTATAGGTCTGAATCCAATATATCCTAAATCCTTTAGTTTACCAATTATGGTATCATCATTGAATGATACCTCAGGTATGCACTTATAGAATACCAGATTTGAAACACCAAAACTACCATATAAGTCATTAGTACCGGGTGTTTTGGTAATCTGAGCGTCTTTTATGAATACTGGAGAAGACCACCTGCCTGACTTATGCTTAAACTGTATGCCAAATCTGTACCACTCCAAATATTTAAATATCTTAATAGTGCTAGAGTTGTTATTCAACTGAAACTCATGTTGATAATATCCAGAAGGTGTTCCCAAATTAATTGTGGTAACTGTATTGAGGTTTACATTTAATCCTCTGAAGTACTCTCTAATAGAGCTATCAGGCTCAATTCTATTAACATTGATATTTCCTAAGAATAATGTATTGTCCTTTTGGCACATTGTACCACAAGATATGTCTTCTCCTCCCAAGTATAATAATTCAGTAGGGTCAATACTCTCTCCAATATTACCAGTATCTGTAAAACTGATTGTTTGAGTAGAGGAAGATAACTTTATATCTTGAACTCTTTTGACAATGGGAGTTGAATCTTGTGTAGTTCTCAGTATTGAATATAATCTGACATACTCACATGCAACATCTTTAACAGACACTGTTACATTAAAACTCACAGATAAAGAATCCTCAGGACTACCTCCATTATCATACTTTGTTATGTAATATAGAGGAGATATAGCCAGTATATTGGACTCCTGAGCATTCTTGGTATAGACTGTAACACAATATTGTATTACCCCTGACGGGAATATCCCACTATACCCTTTTTCTATATTGGTTATGTTAACAGTTGAACCGGGATTCAAACTCATAACAAAGTCAAAAGAATTGGGTGTGTAATCTTCTATAGAAGTAATATTGATAACTCTGGGCTGGTTTAATCCATCAGTCCAATATACTTTCTGTATGTTATCATCTTCATAGAATGACAATGTCTCTATAGGATAGAGAGGATTAAAGTTAAGATTGCCTTTGTTACTATCATATAATATTACTCCATGCAAGCTGTCCTTGTCAAACCATATCTTATATATGTAATCTTTTCCATTGTCTTGGTCTGTAGTGAACAGTACTAGATAACCATTAATTGTAGCTTGTCCTATAGGCAATCCCTTTATAGAGTCTATACCTTCTATGTTTGATACCTCTTTAGTGCCCTTCTCATTTACTATGCTGAGCAGGGTATTATCATCAGTAGACATTATCCTTATATTCTTGTTCTCATAAGCATACTCAGAAGAGAATTTGCTTACAGACAAGTCCCTCTGCATACCTTTTATCTGCCATGTAGATTTCTTTATCATACTATTGCAATTTTATATACTCTTTATTGCCAAGAGAAGAGAATCCATTATCAAACTCACTTGTCCTTTGAATAAGAGTATTCCACATTCTGCTTATT